TTTTTTATTATCTTTTTTCTTAGTATTCTTATTTCTCCCATTCCTGAATGAAAATAATATGTATAACCATTTAATAAGTATAATAATATATGTTTGAAATATGATAAAATTATTTTCTTCCATTCAGAATAAGTTAATGAATAATCATGTTTACTATCATCCTCAATACTTACATAAGGTAAACATGTAGCACACTTTCTTTTCTTATAAGGATATTCCTTATAAAAATGTAGAAGTGTCATCTTCTCATTACTATCTGTATAAATCTTATCGTATTTCTGAGTTTCTGTCATCGCTGTCATCATCTTTTCTAGCTAGTGGTAATTGTAATAGTGTAGCCATTATCTGCATTATTCCAGTAACTTCATTTTGTCCAATACCACTTTCTATTTCATAAATATCATTACAATCTTCTTGTGATTGTATGTCTTGCCAATCTAATATATTCTCCCATATACCATCAACATAAATACACTTTAAAGTTTTACTTCTCCATAAGTATAAGTATTGATTAATAATTGAGTATCTTAATGCTTCTCCTTTTATTGGGTCTAGTGAATCTGATTTTAGTTGATACTGTTCTATCATTCCTAATAATCTTCCATCTAATAACTTAACTTGCATAGCATCTCTATATCTACCTATTAATGGTCTAGGTATTTTATATTTACTTCTTAATACTTTACAACTATTATCAGGAATACAAGAACAATCTTCAGCTTTAACTAATTCTAATTCTATACAGAATCTATGACTAGACCAACTTGATATAAATGATTTACCTTTAATATTATTACCTAATACTGTAGCTCTAGCTTGTACAACTAATGACCATAAATAACTATCAGTATATTTACTGTCGTCTGTTATTTCTTTAATAGTTACACGAATAGTAGATAATAATTCAGCTATTTTCATAATATCATTTTTACTAAATCCTGTGATTCAGGAATATTAATTAATTCAAATCCATCAGGTTTAATCCATACTATAATCATACTACCAATAGTAATGTCTAAGTATTTCTCTATACAATGCTTATACATATTTAGTTGTAGTGTATATTTATTGTAGTTACAATCACTTAAAAACTCTAGTGGTGGCATGAATGTTTGGAATCTATTAAAATATTTTATCTCTTTATCTGTTTTATAATCTAGTATAACATACTTACTATTTATAGTATCATAAAAGAATCCATCTAATTGTCCAGCAATTCTACTATCAAAATCTGCTACTACCCATTCTAGTTTTATGGGTATGTATTGGGATGATAACACTTTGATAATATTATCCAGAACTTCAATCCTGTCGTGTGTGTCATACTTGTTATTCCAAGCATTCTCCAAATACTTATGATACTTCGTTCCTTTTGTTTTACTTGTATCAGAACCAGCTTTCCAGCTTTCGACCATTGTGTTGATATCAACGTTTAAATCTTTATAGTGTACTAATTGGGAATCAAGTAAGTAAAATCCTTTAGGAACATTATTACTCTTATCAGTTTTAATTTGTAGTCCTTGATTCTGAAGTACTTTATACTTAGCCCAGTATTCTTCATTAAAGTCATGTTGATATTTTTTAATTACTGATGTTACACTTGTAAATAGTTCTGTATCATTATTATAATAACTATGTGTATCATCATAATAAGTAATACTCTTGAACATGTTTAGTTGTTCAATGTTAAGTTTGTTTCCAGTTGTTCTTCCTGTCAAGTTTAGCATATCTTAGTTTTCAGCTAGTTCAAATTTTCTTTTGTGCAATCGTGTGTTAAGTCATTTAGCTTTTCTATCATTATTTTATTTTTATTAACAACTTCCTATACAAGGAGTTGTAGTATCAGCATTATCTATTGTACCAACATTAGTTGTTAAATTATATTTTATAACTCCTACTCTATAAGCATTATTACTAAGAGGTGCTGTAGTGCTACTTACTTTTGGTCCTTGAACTGTAGAACCTGATGATTTTATTTCTAATGTATTTGTAGCTGTAGGGTTAGTAAATGTATAATGTGTAGGTAATACATTATTATCAAATGTTGGTTGTACAATAGTACCACTTTTCCATAATGTTACGTTTAGTTTTACAGGATTTGTACCAACTGTAGTATACCACCATGCTCTACAATCTATTGTTATTTCATTTTCAGCTGGATAAGATGCTGTAAAATTATTTAAATTTATTAATACAGCTTCAAATCCAGTTCCTTGATTATCACAAGCATGTTTTAATATATAATTACTTCCTGAAGCTAAAGGATAAATTCCATTTGTAGAATAATTAGAACTACTACAATAATTAGCTCCATATCCTATATATTCTACTGTAGTATCTTGACCTATATCTGGAGTTACTATTCTAGTTCTTGTATCTAAATCTTGACCATCTGTAAATTCATATTGTACCATTAAATAATCAGCATCAAATGTAAATCTATTTACTGATACGTATATTTGAGGATTATTCATTGTAATAGAAGCTGTTAATGTTGATGTTAATAATACAACAACTTCTTGTATTTTAGTTATAGTAGCTGCAACAGTTACAGATGCTGTTAATGTAGAAGATAATAATTTTGGTGTTTTATTATAAGTTCCAGTAATAGAATTAGTACAATCATTTAATTCAGCTGGTATAATAGCTTGTACAGAAGTATAATCAGTTTTAACTGTACCATTTTCATTTGTTAAATCAATAGTAGTAAATAAGACATCACCAATTATTGAATCAATAACATTATTTGTTATAGTTAGTGTTCCAACTGGAGATATAACATTTACATTTACATATCTTATTAATGCTAATTGTGATGCTGTAAATCCTGCTGTTGTTATTTTAACTTTACGAGTATTACTTGTATCGTATGTTACATCTACATTACTAATACTTAAACTAATATAATTAATCGAAGTAGTTACAGACTTAGTTGAAGAATCTACAGGATTAGTAACAGTATATGTAAAGTTATATATTCCAGGATTTACTATAGTAATTTGATTACTTGTTATAGTAAGTCCACTTGTTGTAGTCCATGTTCCTCCAGTTGTATAACTATTAGACAATAATAAATTAAATAAGTTATAAGAAGTTAATGTATTACATGTATCTAATGGAATAGCTACTCCAGGACTTAATATTGTATAAGTTATTGTAAAACTATTACCTACTTTACCATATTCATTTACTGGTTTTAATGTTAATACTTGAGGAGTAGCAGAATAACTTATAGGAGTATAAGTTACATTATTTGTATTAGTAGATACTGTATTAATAGTAGGAGTAGATACTATTTCAAACTTAGATATAGTAGTATTTCCTGTAACTGTTGTAATTGATGTATCACCAAAAAATATAGTTTTAGTTATGTTACTTACAACTGGTAATACAGATAATACAGAATTTATATTTAATGTATATTCGTCTGAATATATATCGCATTCATTTTTAACTTTCCATTTAATAGGAATATTCCCTACTGTTGCTGTACTTTTTGTATAAGTAATTGTTTTAGTAGCTATATTAAATGTGGCTACACCTTTGTCTGTAATAGTTAATGTAGTAGCATTAGTAAGTATTTGTCCAGCATTAGCAACAAAAGTAAATGTATTATAATCAATATAATCTGTTGCAAAATCAATTATGTTTGTTATAGTTGGTAATGAATTATCAAAAGTTATTGTTTTACTATTATTAGTATAATTATTTAATATAAATCCAGTAGCACAATCAGGTTTAATTGTACAAGTACCTAATTTAGTTACTGTAACATTAAATGTATTACTTGGTACATTCTTATCATTAGTTACTGTTATTGGTAACACAACACTTGTAGTATTAAATTCAGGAATAGTTATTTCGTAAGAATTATTACTAAGACTTCTTTGTGTTGCTCCAGTATAAGTTATAACTAATGGATTATTAACTAAATTACCACATCCTGAATTAGTTAATGTTATTATAAACTTTCTTACATTTCCACTATTTAATGGAAAACATTGTGCTGTTACTGATTGATTAGCTACAAATGGTTCACAAGTTAAAGTATAATAATTTACCGCATCACTTATACATCCATTAGCATCTTTAACTTTTACTCTTATTCCTTGAGGATTTTTATATCCTGGAGGTAATATATTAGCAGGATTATGATTCCATGTTAATGATAACTGATTCTGTGGATGAAATCCTGTATTAGGTTCATTACTAGAAAATTGAGATTCTAAACCATATATCCAATTATATAAATATGGTGGATTACCTCCAGTTACTATAGCATTGAAAGATAAATTATTAGCATCAGGTTGTTCTATATTTACATCTAAACTATTGCATTCATTTACTAAAGTATCTGTAAAAGTATTAGAACATCCTTTATCATTAGTAACAAGTACAGTAATTGTATTTCCAGTAAAACAATCTAAGTCAGTAATATAATAGGTAACATATATCTTTATAGTAGTTCCATTGAAACTTCCACTCGCATTATTTATTGTAATGCAAGATTTATTAGATGTAATATTGTAATTAATTACATTAGAATCTAATAATGTAATAGTATATGTCCTATTTATTGTAATCATTATGCTACTGTAAGTGTTATAGAATTAGCGTCAAACCTAACAGTATCTCCAGCACCTATAGTTACAGGACTTGATGATACTGTACCATAGTAAATCATACTACCACTTGTATTAGCAGTCCATATTGCAAAACCTACTATAGTACAAGCTCCAGCATTAGTAGTTAACTCAATTAAATTATTTCTTACAACATCATTTGTAGCTGTAAAACTTGTAGCTGTAGTTAATGATTTTCTTCCAGCACTTCCAGTTAATGTTTGATATACTGAAGTACCTCCAGTACCATCTTCTGCAGGAAGTGTTGAATACACATCTAAAAATACTGTAGTTAATTGAGTAGGTGCTGCGCCTCCAGCTAACCATGTAGCTATTAAACTTTCTGTATAGTTTGATAAATTTGCCATTTTGTTTATGTTTTAGTTATTGCAGCTATTGTATTTACTGTTGTTAACAATGCTGATTTAAGTTTAACAATATTGTTATCAGGATTCTTAGTTATAACACTTGTAAATTGTCCACAAGTTAATTCTATACCTAATTCATCTCCTTCATTACAAGATTCCATTGGTTCTATACATGCAGTTGGCATCTTAGACAAAGCTAATGCTAGTAAATCATTATTATCAATTATACAATCAATACCATAACGATATCTATCTGCCAAACTTTTAACAAAACTCGCAATCTCCATAATCCATTGAGTTATATAAAACTTTTAAATCTTCACAATCTACACATTTATCAGCAGCTGTAACTAATACAAAGTATGTAGTAGCTAACTGTTGATTATAGTTTGATGCAAGTTGTTTAGCAACTTTGCAACCTGTTTCTTCATTCTTAAACAAACATCCTTTATCTAATGTTGTAACACTATTTAATACTCTTTTTAATACTACAGAGTGAACTCCTTCTGCTAGAGTAATAGTATAGTCATAATAACTATTTGTAATACTACCATTAACAACAGCTACAGGATTAGCATCATTAATACTAATAGTATAAACTCCTGATGCAGGATTAAATAACGTAGAAGTAATTCTTAATGCTGTATTATTACTTACTAATTCTAATTTCATTTTCTTAGTATTAATCTTGTTAATCTTTCACCAACATATCCCCATAAGTCTACACCAGTTACAGTTTCTATGTTCTCAAAGATACTCTTTATTTCAGTTAATGCAACAACTCCAGCTACCATATACGTTAACGGTATAGGCAACGAGAATACTCTTATAAATAATTCTGATATAAGTATGCCTAACATATATAGTACATACTTCTTTACACTCTGACGATAGCCTGATGATTCAATAGCTTCACCTCTATGTTTTGCAGCCATTCTTCCAGTATATAAATCTACTAGAACTATAACTAATGTAAAAGATAGAAATGTAGCTACTGACATTATAAAGCTACTTATCCAACTAAACATAGTAAATATTACTCCTATCCAGTAGTCCTCTGTTACAAATTTCTCTACGTTGTAACGTACAATTTCTTTTGATGTTTGTTCTTTCATGTTGATGTTAGTTTTCCGCCTTCATATCTTCTTGAGAATTTACGATGAATCATTGTAGCCATCTTTAAAAATCTAGTTGGTCCATACACCATACTAATTTGGTCTTTAATGTTCATCGTCATCATAGTCAGCTTCCGCTTTACATCGTTGTGTAGATTACTACGTTCTTGTTTTATTGCTTGGTATAATTGATAACCATTAGCTTCACCCATTAGTCCTCTTTCATACCAATGTTTTTCTTCTACATATTTAGCTAAGTAATGCCATATAACTTCAGGTTCTGAAGGAATAAGATATTCACCACTAGCATCTTTTAATGGAGTATAATAGTGTACTAGAATAGTACCTGTATCAAAATTAAATGTTCCTATGTTTCCAGTTATTTGTACAGAAGCATCACATTCTCTACATAGATAATCTATTGTTTGATTAGTAAGTATATTAACTTTTTGATTAGGAACAAATGTATTATTAGTATAAGTAGTTTGTATTCCTAATGGATTATCATACATTAATCCTGTACTTGATGTTGCAGTATCTTGAGGAACTACAGTAGATTGGAAAGAAACGATAGTGAGTACTGGAGGAGGTAAAGCATTATAATAATCATTAGCAATAGTGAGAGTATTAGTAGCACTATTAATAGTATAATACTCTGGACTATCAGGCGATAGTTGTCCACTAAAATATACAAAAGTCGTACTACCAGCTTGTAACACATCTGTTTTATTCCATATAACACTTTGAGTAGGATTTGTATATTCCTGAACATAAGGCATTAGTGTTGTATCTTTCGTAAACTCTAATAAGTTATTTCCTGTAAAGTATGTACTTCTTGAATAGTCATACATAACTTGATTTAAATCATTAGCTACTTCTATTCCTATTATTTTATCTTTAGTTGCTGGTAATTGTGCTTTATAGTTTTTTATTTCTACTATATCAAAGTCTTTAACTTTCTGTAGTGTTGGATAGTTAAGTAAATTCCATGCTTGTAATGCCCATGATAATAATTGGTCATCATCAGATTCTGCGTATCTAACAACACTACTCATATAATTAAAAACTGATGATAATGGTTTCATATTTTTAGTTTTAAATTTGGGAGAAGTTTCACCTACTTCTCCCGATGGTTTAGCCTAAGGTAGCGATTCCTGCTGCAACAAACCTATTCTTTATTGTTTTATCAATGTTATATTTCTATTTAATGTAGTATAAGCATTTTCAGTAAGTTTAAATAACTCATATTGTTTATCACCAATAACAACGAATAGTTGATTCTCTAGTGTAGCTAATATTACATTATCTTTTACTGTATATTCCTTATCTTTATTAGGAGTGAATGTTAATGTGTTATTATCTATTGTAACAACTCCTGGAGTAATTTTTTCATCTATAGCTATAATCCAATTTCCTATAAGTTTATTTCCATACTTAGCATTAGTTTCAGTCCATATTGTTTTACCAGTAACTTTCTCAAACATTTGTGCATACAGAGCCATAGCATTATCTGAAGTATTCTTTAGTATAATAGGAATAGCTGCTTGTGATAACTTGTTTGATTCTTGTTCAATTTGTGTCATGAATGTATTTGCAGTAACAGTACTATCTCCAATAACATCTTTAGTTACATTAGATGATTCATCAGAATAGTTTGTAATTCTTGTAACAAAATAAGTTCCTTTATTAGGATTCTTTGTTACATAAATAGTGTCTTTCACAACTTGCTTTTGTGCATTAGTAATAATTGATAGCAATAAGAATGCTGCTATAATTAAACCTCTTAATAGTAATAACATAATTTTAGTTTTTTTAGTTACAAATATAATACAATTCTTTTAGTAATACAATAAAACACCTTCGTAGCCAAGTTTTAAAATGTTGTAGATAACTGCTTTCATTATTCAAGTTTTATAAGCCTAACATCTCCATCCACAGTTGCAAACTTGCCATCCGCATATTTATACAAGTCGTATTTTACGGAGTTAAAATTAAAGGATATTTGATTGGTGAATGTAGATAATAGCAAGTTGGTTGAAATAGTGTACACTTTGCCATTATCAGGATTAAAAATTAAACGCTTGTTATTGTTTAACTGAATAACTCCATCAATGATTTCACCGTTAAAATTCAATTTCCAATCTCCCAAAAACTTTGCCGTGTCTCTTTGTGCCGTGGTAAAATAAACTGGCTTACCGCTTATTTGCTGATGCAAATCGTTGTAATAATTAATTCTTTGTACTGTTTTGCCTTTTGTAATTAAAGGCTTTGCATGAATAGCCAAAGTGTTGCTTTGCCTTTCAGCATCGGTAACAAGGTTGTTGATTGCCGTTGCAGAATCGCCCAATATTTGCTTTGAACCTGTAACAGTGCTATCAGACAAAGTCGTTTGCTGAATGATGTAATAAATGTTGCCTTGCTTTTGGATGTACACGGTGTCTTTGACAACATCTTGCGCAAAGGAAAACAAGGGAAGGAATAAAAATAAGTATCTCATTTTATTTATTTTCAAGGTTAATAATTCTTTGTTCAAGGGATTTGATGAGGGCTTGTTGCTCTTGTATGGCTTTGGTAAGGATAGGAATAATGGCTTGATAATTTACAGACATTGATTCCTCAAAACTTACAACTTCTGGTAAAATTGTACCAATATCTTGTGCAATAAAACCAAGTTGTTTACTACCATTACTTTTATATATGTATTCAACAGGCTGCAATTTTAAAACATCATTTAATCCATATTTTAAATTAAAAATATCATCTTTTAAATTATAATCAGAACGTGTTATATATGCCGCTGCACTAACATTTCCATTAACGTATAAAGAATCTTTTACTTGTAAAAGATAATTTCCATAAGTTGAAGTATTGCCAACCCATAATTGACCACCTGCTCTAATTGATAATCTTTGAGTAAAAGCTAATCTTCCATCGGTAACTTCAAAAAACAAAAAGTTACCACTGTTAACTTGAAAATCCCAATCTTTATCTGGTATATCTGTTTCCTGCATAATAAAACTAGGATTGCCAGCATTTATAAATATACCTCCGTTTGTTAATATAGACCCAGTAGAGTGTAATGATTGAGATGGACTTGCTGTGCCAATACCAAGATAACTTATTGCATTATTCCAATGTAAATTTGTAGGAGTTAAAACACCACTTGTTCCATTTCCAACCATTACTTTGTTTGCGTTTAAAGTCGTTGCATTTGTGCCCCCATTCGCCACAGGCAAAACACCCGTTAATCCTGATGAAATAGAACCAACGCCTGCCATACTCCAAACATTTGTTGCACGGTTGTAGTTGTAAAATCTATGATTAACCGTATCAAGAATAATATACGCACTTGTATCACTTGAAGGTGTAATTATACCTGTGTCGGCAAGTACGCCACGATAAATCAGCCCATCGGCAGTTGTTTGTTCACCAAGCGTTATTTTTTGGTTGCCATTGATTGGATACTGTGCCCATGCAAGGCAAGGCAACAAGGCAAGGGCAAGGGAAAGGAGTTGTTTCATGTTTATGTTTTTAGTTTTTAATTTCCGCTTCTCTGCATAATTATCCAATTTGTACCATCACTAACAAGCGTTACTGCTTTATTATTTGTTGGATTTAATATCGCTGTACCTGCACTGCCAGTAGGAGGCGATGTAAAAGGAATCACATTTGAAGAAAATGAAATTATTTGTCCTGTACCTGTTTGGCGAATATGTAGCTCTTTGCCAGGATACGTTGATGCATTGGGAAGGGTTAATGTTGTTAAAACATTTGTATTTACATCTAGCCATGTAGTATTTACACTTACCGTAAAATTTGAAGAAGTAGTATTTGTATACGTTCTTTCCAACCACGGAGTATTAATACGCCCACCAAATGTACCTACAGAATTAACGTTTAATTCCCCATTTACGTCAAGCGTTTTTGTTGGTGAAGCTGTGCCAATACCTACTTTGTTTTCCGAGGCATCCATAAAAATCATATTGACATTAGTACCACTTGATACTCTGAAATCATATTGAGCGGATGAGCTGCCAAATACTGTTGCACCTTCAACTGTTAAACTTGAGCCAAGAGTTGCTGCGCCTGTGGCATTGAGAGTGCCGTTTACGTCTAACTTGTAAGAAGGTACTGTTTGATTAATTCCGACATTACCTGTAAAAGGCTCTATGCGCATTTTTTCAGAATCTGTACTTCCATCTATAAATCTAAATGCTCTACGAGGTTGTTCAGAATACCCAAACCAATAAAAATCCATAGTTTCTGTTGCAGATAAAGAATTAAATACTATACCAAAATCTTCTGATGGATAATTATTGTATGGTTGTATTCTAAAATTATCTGATTCCCATGCACTATATCCTCCAATCATTCCAAAACTTCCCGTTGTTCCTATTAACCCTCCCGTTAATGTCCCACCTGTTAATGGTAAATAACTTGTACCATCTACAGTTCCATCTGCTTTAAGGAATTGTGAAGATGTACCACCAGATTTAATAAAACTATTTGCAGTAATATTACTTGTTACGCCAAGTGTGCCATTCATATTTATATTTCCAAATTCATTTATCGTCATAGCAGTTGTAGGAACTTCTGTATTATAAGATGTTTGAAAGTTAATCCTACCTCTCCATGTTCCTATCGTTCCAACACTACCAATATTCAAATCTATATATGGACTAACATTAGCTGTTTTTAAATATCTGGTAAAATTACCAGTATATTGAGATAATGAACCAATAGATATACTGTCCAATACACTTAATTTACCTGTCAAAGTTCCCCCTGTTAATGGTAAATATGATGATAAAGAGGAACTTGTAATATAACCAGCTCCATTAGTAATTTGATTATTATTAGTAGGAATAGTTATTACTCCATTTATATTATCATAATTTCCACTTCCAGCAGCAAAACTTAAATCTGTTCTACGAATATAACCATTTGGATTTGTACTATTATATGGAGTGTAACCTAAAGCTGTAGTTACATTTGAACTTGTAAGACTTAATGTACCACCTAGAGTAAGATTACCAGAATTAGTTACTGAACCAGTTAAAGTTAATCCACTAACTGTTCCTGTACCACCTACACTTGTTACTGTTCCAACGCTTATATTTCCTGAGCCTAATAAGCTATTTGAATTTACCGTCTTGATATTTGTTCCAGATACCAAGGTATTTTGCTTTGTATTGAATCTTGAGGTAAGATTTAATTGAGATGTATCAGCATCTCGAAAGTAAGGTGTAAGCATTGAAGCGGTGTCAAATCTTGTAACTAATAAATTAGTATCGGCAAGTAATGTAGATGAATTAATAGATAATCCATTACCTAAAGTAAATTTACCAACAGAATTAACACCTCCAGTTAAATCTATTCCAAGAATAGCTGTGGGAATTGGACTTGTATTATTTAAATAAAATAAAGAATCTGCTGTTAATCTGTGTTTAAAAACTTTATTACCACTAAATAATTGTGCTGTTGTATTTACAATTCCTGATTGAACATCAGAAGCGGATAATATTGATAATGTTCTATTTGCGCTTAAATTTCCACCTCCCTGTAATGGAGATGTGGTATTTATAGTTATTGTACTATTAGCAGGTGTAAATCCTAAAGCATTTTGTTTGTTATTAAATGTAGTCCAATCAGTTGATGTTAATACACCTCTATTAGTAGAACTTGCATTTGGAATATTAAGTGTAATTACTGGAGTTGTTGTTCCAGTTGCAACTGATGAACTTACATCAGTTCCAGTAGTAGTTAATGTTAAAGCAGCTACCGATGTAACTGTTCCAGTATTTGCTGTAGCTCCTGATGCTATTCCATCTAACTTAGCTTTATCTGCTGAACTCATTACTCCAGCTAAACTTGTTGTAGCTACATTTAAAGTTGCAGTTGTTCCTGTAGAACTTGTTATAGGTACAGTTGTAGTTGTTCTACTACCTTGTGCAAGATTTGTAGGAACATTAACTTGTGCTCCAGCAGCAATACCATCTAATTTTGTTTTATCAGCAGCTGACATACTACCAGCAACTGATGTTGTTGCAGCTTGTAATCCTATTGTTATAGCTGAACTACCATTATAACTTGTTCCTGTTAATGGTGATGATATAGTAAGTGTATTAAGATTATTACCAAGTGTAACTCCTGATATAGTTGATGCTGCAAGTTTTGATACAGCTATTGCAGCACTTGCATTTATATCAGCATTTACAATAACTCCAGTAGTTATAGAAGTAGCATTACCTATTGATGTAACATCTCCAGTAAGATTAGCATTAGTTGTAACTGTTGCAGCATTACCAGTAGTATTTTGATTCCATATTGGAACTGTACCTGTTAATCCTGAATAAGCTACATTAGTAGCAGTTGCAGCATTACCACTAATATTACCAATAATTGTATTACTAAATGTTTGAGTTCCAGTAAACGTTTGAGCTGCATCATTACGAGCTATACTAAAATCTGTTCCAGGAGTTGTTACTAATATTTGTCCTGAAACATTAGTAGCATTTGTAGTTTTAAATTTAAATATTTCATTAGAGTTAAGATAATTCAATACGTTAGTAGTATTTGTAGAATTAGTTGATGATGTAGCATTACCAAGAAAGTTACTAGCTGTAATATTTCCAGCACTAAAATTACCACTTGCATCTCTATATACTATTGTACTTGGTGTATTACTATTTGTAGCAGTTGATGTTACAGTAAATGTTGCAGCAGTAGATTGATTTGCAGTAAATGTTTGACTACCAGTTAATCCATTTCCAGATACAGCCATTGTTAAAGTTCCATTATTTACAGTAGGAATTGTATTAGATGATGCTGATGTTACTCTACCTTTAGCATCTACTGTTACTGTTGCAGCAGTATATGTATTAGCTGTAACTCCACTATTAGCTAAAGTACCAACAGCTGTAACATTAGTAGAACCATTAAATGATGGACTAGTATAAGTTAAATCTCCAGTAATAGCTATAGTTCTACCTGTAGCTAATGTAGTAGCTGTATTAGCATTACCATTAAGACTGGCAGTTATTGTTCCAGCACTAAAGTTTCCCGAAGCATCTCTTGAAACAATAGTATTTCCTGTATTACTATTTGTAGCTGTAGTTGCTGAATTAGATATTTTACCAGCTGTTGTTATAGTATTTAGTTTATCATTAGATATGCTTCCAGCTAACATAGTATTTGTTACTTTATTAGCACCTATAGTTGTTGTTATACTATTTGTACCACTACCAGTTACATCACCTTGTAATGTAATTATACCACCACTACCAGCTAATGCTACAATATTATCTATAGCTATTATTGTAATGTTATCATCTAATTTATAACTTCCAGTTGCTAGTGTTACAATGCTATCATTTGTAATTGTATATTGACTTTCTGATTTTAATAATTGTCCATTTCTATATACTTGTGTAAAATATGGTAATAGTTTTTTACTACCTTGTTGCCATGTTAATACATTAGTATTTATACCAAGAAAATCTTGTCTTAATAATGTAGCTGTATCTCCAGAGTTAATTATATTATCAGCTACTTTTAATGTATCATTTGAAAATGATAATCCATTTCCTATTTTTATATCTGTTAAATCATTAGCATTATTAGCACCTACAAGTTTATCTGGAGTTAAGTTATTAACTAAACTATCAACTCTTATTGTTCCAGCAACTTGTAACGCTTGTTCTGGTGTCATAGTAAGAATACCAACTCTATTAGTTTCACCATTAAGATACATCAAAGCAGTAGTATCTGTTTGTAATACCATATTTCTATTAGTAGATTTAATTGATACAGTACCATTATTATTCATTAATTCAAGATTAGTAGAATTAGTATTACTATTTATTTTTACTGCATCACTAATATTAGTATTAATTAATAATTTTCCTGTAACAGTAGCTGAATCAATAGTAACAACATTATTAAATGTTTTATTACCATTAATATCTATTTGATTAGAATAAGTATTTACATACTTAGATAACATATTAGCAGTATCAGATAAATTTAATTTAGTAGATAGTCTTGAATTAAGATTTAATAATGTTGTATCATTTGTTCTAAAATATGGTAATAACATATTAGTTGTATCAGCATATTTTACACGAAGGTCTATTCTATTAGATAATGATATTGTATCTAACTTTCTAAGATAAGGATTTAACATACTAGCTGTATCACTAATTAATAATGTAGCTGTAGTATCTCTCCATAAGTTTTCTGATAGATTGTAATATATAGATGCTTTATCTACTGGAGTTGTTATTCTAACATCATGTAATTCATCAAACTCAAATCCATTCTGTATCTTTACAAATATAGAACCATTATTTTGTTGTTGTCTAATACATATACCTATAGTTACCATGTGTAACGGTGCTATTGGTTTAACTGATGTAAGTTGTCCTGGAGTATTAGATAAATATACAGTAAGACCTTCAGTAAAAGCATTAGTATTAATTCCACTTAATAATCCAAATGTTATAATATAACCATGACTACCATTAGGAATTGAATCTGTTTCTACAATACCAAATGTTTTAGAACTTGCTTGTTCTGTATTAGATGATGCTAATTCTACTAACTTATTATCACCAGTAGAACCTGAACTATATACAGCTTGACCTTTATACATAGTAACTCCAGACATATTCTTTACATAAGCTATTTGCTTTTGTTGAGTTTCTAATATTACAGCTGAATCTATATTAATAGAATCTCCTATAATATTAATACCAAATCCTTCTGTTAATGGTATTATATTTATTGTATCTTTATTTGTTACTACATCTACATTAGTTTGATAATTAACATAGATAGTATCTAATTTAGTATTTATTCTATTAGACAATGATATAGTATCTGCTTCTCTTAAATAAGGAGCTAACATATCAGTAGTATCTGAAATGTTTAGTTTTGTATTAAATCTATTTGTAAGATTTAATAAACTTGTATCCGCATCTCTAAAATAAGGAGTAAGCATATCTAAAGTATCGGATATATTAAATTTTAAATCTATTCTATTGGAAAGTGATACTGTATCTGAAGCATTTAACTTAGTATCTATTCTATTACTTAAAGTTATAGTATCTGAAGTATTTAGTTTTAAATCTATTCTGTTTGATAAAGTTATAGTATCTGATTGAGTAAATATAATACTTGTATCTACATTAATACTATCGCCTATAATATTTATACCATAACCTTCTGTTAATGGTGTAAATGCAGCTATTGAATCTCTTATTAATAGATTAACACTATCTATCACACTATTATATAATGTATCAATATTCATAACTTTACCTCCAGATATAGTTACTATTCCAGCAGTTGTAGCAAATGTTATATCTTGTAATTCATTTGTACTATCTCTATCAGGATATCTATTATCTAGTATTACAGTATCTATATTTACACTATCACCTATTATATTAATTGCATAACCATCAGTTAAAGAACTACCTATATTTATAGTATCTTTATTTTCTATCATAGTAACTACATCTTTAAACTTAACATATATAGTATCAAGTTTAGTAGCTAATTTATTATTGATTGTTATTATATTATTCGCATTAGTTGTTATCCTATTGGATAAAATTGTTGTATCACTTATATTAAGTTTTAAATCAATTCTATTAGATAAACTAATAGTATCAGCTTTCTTCATATAAGGAGTTAACATTGTTGCAGTATCACTAATATTAAGTTTTAGTGCAAATCTGTTTATTAAGTTTAATGATGTTGTATCACTATCTCTAAAATAAGGAAGTAACATAGCTGTAGTATCTGATATTTTCAGATATACATTTAATGTTGTAGTATCAAATTGTGGTGAAGGATATATTTGAATCCATCCATCTTTATAAAATTTTAATGTATTTCTTACTGTATCTAAATAGAAATAAGCATTATTAACATTACTTGGTATGTAATTAGGTACTTCTAAATTACCTCTAAATATTAAACCATCACCAGTAGTTTGTACTCCTAGTTTTTGTTTATTGCTAAAAGTAGGATATTGTGCTAAAGCTACTATTGGTAATAATAGTAATGATAATAATAATATTCTTTTCATTCTTTATTATTTTAAAAAAGCTGGTAGTAACTTAATACTACCAGCTATCTATTTATTCATTGATTACGATGCAGTTACTGTAACTTTTTTGAAAGTGGTATAACCGTTAAATATAATTCTCATAAAATATTCACCAGCATCAGCAGTAGCTATTGGTACAGTATGTGTAAAACTTGTTGCACTAGGAGTACTCATTGTAACAACAGGAGTTACTACTCCAGTAGTTGAAATGTAAGATACATCAGCAGCAAGTAATCCTGTAAAATTTACACCAGTAACATTTTGTGTAGTAGCAGCTCCTACAACACTATTAGTTGTATTTACACTAGTAATACTAGGTTTAAGTTCTAATACAAAAGGATTAGTTGAACTTGCAGTACCACCTTGATTATCATAAACTTTATAACCTGGAGTTAATGAAGGCAACCATGCACCAAAAAAAGTATTTAATGCAGTAATTAATGTAGCATTACCAGGAGTAACAACAATACCAGCATCAGCTTTTGGAGTATTAAATGTAGATTCAGTAAGAATCCAAATACGAGTTTGGTGATGAATTGAATCGTCATACTTCTCATCTTTGTTATACAAATCAAGAATGTATGCAATATAACTCTTAGTTTCATCAATGTAAGATGGAGTTTTGATTAACTCATCAGCAAATCCTGTTAGTTGGTGATTACCATATTGTGCATAAGCTCTTTCATCAAATGCAATCTTAAATAATCTACCACTACCTCCTGGTTCAATAGCTGAAGATACAGTAGTTACATTGTAACTTGTAAATCCACCAACAGTAACATCAATAGTAGGTTTGATTGCATAGATATCATCATAAGCTACAGCTGTATCATGGTCTAAAGCTACAAGTAAAATACCATCAATATCTCCACCATTTACAGTATCTACATTAACATTAATAATTTCAGCTAATGGATAAGCAGCAGTACCAGTAACAACTAATTTCTTTTGAATAAAATTGTGTAATGTTTGTACCATTCCAGCAGTTGCTTTAATAGACAAAGTACCATTAGTACTATTCATTACGTTAATAGAATCACCAACTGCAATTCCTGCAATAGCAGTTCCAGTTCCAGTTCCATCTAAGTTAATACCTAATGCAATAACATGTTTCTTAGCAGCAATGTTAGCCCATTGTGGTTGAAGTGTATTCAACTTAGATTGAGCATTGATTCTACCAATTAATTTAGCTAATACATAAGATTTCTTTTCAGCATCGTTAGAACCAACTAATGTAGTAGGAGTATCATAGCTAGTAATTAATTTGTCAATGTTATTACCATAATCCCTATCTTTACGAACAGAACGGAATAATACATTAACAGCATACTTTTGTGTTACTGTAGCAGTTGAAGCAACTGGAGTAGATACTCCATCAATGTAAACAGCTGAATTAGATTGTACTGGAGTTAAACTTGCAGTTACAGATTGTACTGAATGACTTGCATCAATCGTTGGAGTTTCTAAAAATGGTTTAACTTCTCCAATATGCCATCCGTAGTTCTTACTAAAATCAGCAGATGTTGGTGTACCAGCAAGTAATTTAATTGCAGGAACTTGAGATATAGTATTTGAACCTGTAACAAAAGTGTTATCAGAAACATCTAAAATACCTAACTGACCATCTGTAAGATTGATTGCATTATCTGTAAATAATGCAGAACCATCTGTAGCCAGAGTAGTACTGTTTTTTGCCACAAGAAAATATTCTTGATACGGCTTGTGAGTTCTTTTCATATTATGTTAAATTTATGAGTTTATCGGTTTGAATGTTTTTAGTATTGCCATCACTAAATCTTCTTGCTAATTCTTGTACAGCAATACTAACTATTATATCTACATATTCTTCAGGAAGGTCACAGTCTTGTTTTAATTGTAATGGAGGATTAGCTGCATTTCTATTTTCAAGACTTGGATAAGTTCCTTTACATACTTTAGATGGTTTTCTTATATAAGTTAATTCTAACTTACTAGGACTTAATTCATCTTCAGCATATAAATACAATCTATTATTCCTAATTGTTCCTATAATGTATTGAAATCTTTTGGATGTTCTTCTATGAAATGAACGTCTTGCAGTTGCTAAATCTCCGTGTTGTTCTATGTTCACATCGTAAGCTATATCACATCCATTTTCAAAAACTCTAGCACTACGATAAGACCTATAGTCTTTAGGAAATTCATAATAGAATACCTTATCATCTAATAGTGTTAACTCTTGTTTAGGAAATTCTGGATATGATACAACTAACGTGTGTAACATATCAATTCTTTGTTGAGTAACCTCAAAACCTATATTAAAATTCTTAGGATTTCTACCATGTATAAATATCTCCAAATACTCAAATATAGCAGTATTTAATACTTCATCCTTTTCAACATCAGTAAGATACTTTTGGTGATTATTAGATAACTTATTATAACCTTGTTCCAATTTGAAATGGAGAAAATCTATATTTATCGGCATTTAATTCCTTTTTGTTTTAATTCACTTAATAGTTTGTGATATACATTATCATCAGTTAAATCAGGGTCATAAGCTTCCATTTCTTGATACAACATATTCTCAATTTTTGTTTTAGATGCTCCTAAGTTATACAGATTTTCAATTCCTTTTTGACTTCTCCAAAAGTGTTTTCCTCCTGTAATATAGAAGATTCCAGTATTGATAGCTTGTTGAATCATGTAACGAATGTAAACTTTATCCTTATCTTTCAATAGTAAATCGTATTGTTCTAAGAACTGCATGATTCGTTCATCTTGAGTTCCTTTAGATACTTTACGTTGTTCCCAAATGTGATTCTTTAAAGACATTTCTACTAGAGAATCAGATGCTTCTCCAGTAACTAAATCCATAACTACAGACATTTGGTATCTAGTAAACATATCATAGTTAGCAAACAATAATCCTAACTTTGTAAGTCCATCCATAACAATATCAATCTTCTTATTAGCTTCCTTAATAGCTTCTTCTTCTTCAGCAATATAGAACTCGTGAATGTTCTCATTTACTTGATTCTTATCTAAAGCTATTTTTGGATGATTTTTAAGAAGTTGAATAGCTAATCTACCTCTTGATGTATCAGAAGAAAACACATTAGTTCCTTCTTGTAGCCATATCTTGAATTGTTCTAATTCTGATTGATTGTTAAGTCTATCAGCAATCTTTACATCATTCATGATTTGACTCATCATTGGAGTATTTGTTGTAGAAGTATAAGTTCCAGCAGACATATCATCCATTATTTCATACAACATCTGTAGTGTTATCTGTTTCTGTTTAGTTACACTATCAAAATTAGAGAACCAGTTGCTACCAAAATTAATTTGGTCTTTTGATAACTCATAGTATGGATTGTCAATCAATTCATCTAATCCTGTTAACAACTGGTTTCCATTTCTAACAAAACTAAAAGGTATAGATATTCCTTTAGACCTAGTTCTTCCCATCGAAATAGTAGTTCCATCATCACGCTTATACTCGTAAGTATGTCTTCCTTGCGCTGATGTACGTGGTACGTGAACCACGTAGATTTTTTGTCCTTTAATCATAGGCTTTAATAATTGTTTTTATTTGTTTACGATACATAACCTGGAACCCACTCAATACGACCTACCGCACTAGTATCCCAAATATTTAATGAACCACTCATTTCTCTGTAAATACTTAATGTTTTACCAAACTTGTAAGCATTAGAACCATCTTTAACAATACCATTCTTAAAGTCAATAGCGTTAGCTACAGAGAAATAGTAGTCAATATTGTCTTCCATTACCATACAAATGTTATTACCATTAGAGTTTTCAGCAGCATTTTCAGTTTGTCCAAACTCTAGGATATCAATTTGAAATGATTCTAGTGGTAAGTAAGAACCTGGTGCTTTCTCTTTGTATAATGTATCATCATCTTTAGATGGGTCATACATAATAGTTACATCAATACCCATTGGTAACTTGATACGAGTAAACTGAAATCCCCATTCTTTCTCATACTTATGTACTCCAGTAGGTTCAGCATTATCTCTTAAAGCAAATCCTGGCTCTAGTGTCTGGAATACAGATGCTTGTTGTGCAATAAGTGTTGACAAGTAACTAATAGCTCCAGTACCACCAACTAACATAGGTTTGCGATTCATAAATCCTCTCCTACGATATAGTACTTGATGTAAGAAATCATATAAGTTATTTAGTGTAAAGTTACCTCCATGTGGCATATATTGTCCATCACGAACTAACTGTCTCCAGCCTGGTGCAGTTTTCTTTACTCTCTTAGAATCTTGGTCAGTATCAATTTGTAATCTACCAAATTCACACATCATTTCTCTATCCATCTCAGTACGCTCTAACAATCTTTCTTCAGCTTTAGTAATAAACATACCTTTCTGAATAATCTCATTAGTGTTTTTATTCTTCAAACTAGCTTGATAGATATGTCCACGAGAGAATGCGTCACGATACTTTTTACCATCATGGTCATCATAAGTTCCAGTATTAGATTTACCAGACTTACTAGCTGATAATTCCATACGAATAAACCTATCTGTAAAAGATACTTCGTTAGCATATTGACCTACAACACCACGAAGTTTCATTTGACTTGAGTATTGGTCAGTACCATATTTAGTATTTTCTTCATTAGTTACACGAGTAGATACACGAGTAATTACTTGTCCAGGTTTTAACCATTCTACAGGAATCCAGCTATTAGGATTACCATCCTGAATCTTAACTTCATATCTAAATGAATGAGTTCCAAGTGGTTCTGGTCCAGATATAATCTCCAACAATGGAGCATTATCAGATGCAGTCTTTAATACTACTGGAGCTTTCAACCAATTACGGTCTAATGCAATAGCAAAAGTAGTATTACCTTTTCCAGGATTAGCATTTTCAGATACTAACAATTCAGTAACACGAAAATCTACATCAGCATCACCAATGACAGACCAAGCATACTCATTACGACCACCAGGAATTACACAATAATTACCTTGAGCCATAGTTAAATAGTTCCAACGCTTGTTAGTTAAACCTAAATTAGTTGAACTAGAAAACAAACGTGCAGTCATAACACCAAAGTCATAAGGTTGGTCATCTCTAAACAATGCACTATGAGATACACTATCGAAGAAGTTACCACCGAATCCTTTGTATTCTGTTACTTTAAGAGCGGTTTTTCTTTCCATTTTATTATTATTTTATATAAGTTCTAATTCTGATAAATCTACTTTAGGATTTCCACCTCTTGATGATTTGTTATTAGCTAGTGATGAGCTAGACCAATATTTCTCTACAGTATCTTTAACTCCTTTTACTGAAGGACTAAATGCTGATTTTTTGTATCTATCTAAGTTTATATCTTCACCATCATAATTAGCTAAGAAGTCTACTAATTTTACTAATGCTTTAGGATTCTCAAACAGATGTTCCATTCTAGTCTTAAAGTTACCACTTGTAAACTCATGAGCAATTACTTGCTTATGGTCATCTCTCCAATTAGTACTGTTTAATACTTGTCCAAAGTTTTGTACAAATACTTCTTGTTGTTGTTGTTCAACTTGTTCTTGTTGTCTAATTTGTTCAAGTTGACCATCCATTTCTTGTTGTCTAGCTTGTTCATCTTTTCTAAACTGTCTTATTGATTCTTTAGCTAATTGATTTCTATCTTTTAAGTAATCAATTCTATCTTCAATTTCTTCATCATCAAGACCTTCAGCTTTTAATGAGTTAGTAAGATAGTTCTCAGCTAAATCATTATCATTCTGTAAATCCTGTTCAGTAAATGAAGGTGGTTGATATTGCATTAAAAAACTAGCTACCTCTTCAGGAGTTACATCATCCTTGAGTGTAGCATATTCAATAATAGGTTGTAAGAAAGGTGGAAAGTTTTGTATAGCACTTACTAGTGATACTTGAGCTTGTTTATCTAAAGCTTCTTTTAATGAATCAAATGTACCATCAAACTCATGGTCGATAGTAATAAAATTATTATCCTTGTAATAATTAAAAGCTGCAACAGCATTTTCATCCGTATCAACATTATCTGATAATTCATCTTCAGAATCATCATCAGGACTAGCATCCTCATCTTCTTCAGGAATCTCATCATTGACTACTTTATCATCAATAACTTCATCCTCTTGTTCTTCAAAGTCAAAATCTAACTCTGGTAGAAAATCATCTCCTATTTCCATAAGCAAATATATTTTATGTTTATCAATTAATTTTATTTAGATGACTTAGTATTCTCTTTTTTAGAAATTCTTGCAATTCTTTCTTTAGTAGCAATATCTTTCTCTTTAATATCTAACTCTCTATCTTTTTGACTTAATCCTCTCATAGCTTTATAAGCCTCAATATGGTCTGGAACTCCATCTTTATCTTGGTTCAAATCATCAGTAAACTTATAGACATCCATAGCTTTTATTTCAGCATCTAATTGTTTAGTTAAAGTGATTTGTTCTAGCTTATTATTATGCTCTTGTTGTTTCATTTGTGCTTGAGCTTGTAATTGTTGCTCTTGCATTTGTTGTTGTACTTGTTGTTGCTGCTGCATTCTTTGTTCTTGTTCTCTAGCTGCTGCTGCAATCATCTTATGTACTTTTTCAGGACTATCACCTCTAGTCATTGCCATAACTAATTCTGATATTCTTTCAGCTCCTTCTCCAGCATTTTGTGCTAATGGTTGTATCATTTGTGTCATCATTTGACGATACCTTTCATTATAATCACCATCATGAATAAAGATTCCTAAATCTTCATGATTTAATAATTCTGGTTTTATTCTTATAGTCTTTTTCATTCCATCACTAGTAACATAGTTTAAGAATGTTTCTGTTTTTTCTGGATTGTTTTCAAAGAATCTACGATAGTAATTAGTAAACTGTGTAACATATTCATTTACTGTTTCTTTTATTACTAATTGATGTAGTCTAAAGTATTCTTCAGCCATAGTATATGACTGTGCTATAGCTTGTTGATTATCAGATACATTAGAACTTGGAGAATAAATACCTTCAGCTTGTGGTGGTACTAACATTTGCATTCCCATTTCTCTATCTATCAAATCTAACAACTGTTGCATATTAACTATCTCACCAATAGAACCAGCTTGTTCAGCTGTTACTGCTGTAGTTCTTTGATTGTTTGGTAGTCCTGATGTAGTAGCTGTTGGGTCATAGTAACTATCTCCTAGTGTACGTCTTAAGTATCTCCATACTTTTAGTTTATCAGCACCTTCGTATAATGGATTACCATTTTCATCCATAGCTAGATAATCAGGAATCTGACTAGCATCAATATTCTTTATATAACCTTCGTATTTAGCTAACTCTCTATTCTGTAAGTCTTTAACAAATGTATATTGTAATAGTGATGGTAATGCTCTTTCTACTAATGATATTGATTCAGCATTTAATCCTGAAAATATTCTACCTTTACAAGATAACTCAAAATCATAAGGATTATCAATAGATAACGGTTGATTAGGAACTTCTCTCATATCAGTAAATATATCATAACCATATCTAGTTATCTCATATCTTCTAGGTATATACATCTTTTCAGCATATACTACATTACCAAATTCATCTATCCATTCATATCTTTTAGCTTTTTGATTATATCTATTGATAATAAATGTAGTAGCTGCATCTTCAGGAATAGGATATTTACTATCTACAACTTCAGTAACTACTTCATTGTATTCATTAAACATAGTAAGAAATATAACTTCTCTATAAGCCTTAAACTCTAAATAAGTTTTCCATATTAATTGATTAGCTCTATATCTTCTATCTCCAGATGTTCCTGTTGATTGTCCTATGTATCTATTGTCATGAAACCTAGATTCCATTCCTTCTTCTACACTAAGATAATTATATTGAGATTTAGCTTTACCTCCAGTAACATCCCAAGAGCTATTAGGAGTTAAATAATTAGATGAAGTATAACCTCGTAGTCTTTCAAGTACATCATCTTCTACTTTACCTTCTAATTCATCAATAGCTTCTGTAACTGTAATTGGCGTTCTATACCACCAATAATCTCCTTTCTCTATTCTTTCTTCATTACTATTCTTATGAAAACCACAATGGAGTGTATTTAATACCATTGGATGTGGTTGTCCATTCTTTTCTATAACTACCATAAAACATCTATCTACTGCAAGTACATGTTTAAATGATAATGACTTTAATGACTTAATATCAAACTTTACTTTAAAGTATTCTACAACATCATTATAGAATATTTCCATTTCACTCTTAAAATTCTTTACATCTATATCTTCAGGTTTAGGCATAGTACGCATAGATTCTTCAATCTGTTCTGCATTAGCACCTCCAGCTTCCAGTTGTGCTTGAAATATCATTAACTCTTGATTGATTGCTGCTTCTAATACTTTCTTGAGTTCTTCATCTTTTGCAGCATTATCTCTATCAGATAATAATAATACATCAAAGTTATCACCTCTTTTAAGCATTTGCCCAACGAGATACATAAACTTAGGATATAATCTATTATAGATAACTATCTCTCTATCTTGTTCAAATGGCAACTTGAACATATCTCCTTCAGGATTACATAACTCATATAATTGTCTGAACAATACACTACCATCATTATTAAGAATAGCATAGATAAGTCTATACTTCTCATAAGATTCCATATTGGTATTATTAAAAGGTACGATAGTATTCATTACGCTTTTATACCAATCTTCTGATTTATTTTTTTCTCTTAAGTTGAATACCGCTTCCATCTATTATTTATATGATTACGTATTGTCTGCAATGCTACAGTTTTCGATTTATTCATCATTCTATGATTCTGTTCACCGATAGCTAATGTTATTCCTAACAACGCTGAAACACCATCAAAGTTTCCCTTTAGTGTATAACTCTTTATTTGCCTAACGGTAAATATACATGGTATTCTTTCTAAGTTAGAATACTCTATCCCATTAATTTCTTTTTTTTCTAAAAGCCAATCTCTTAAAGCATCTATTAATGATATCTTTGCTAGACTATTTCCTACTATATATCCAGTTTGACTTACAGTTCTTGAATAGATAAATTGACCTTGTTCAAATTGTGGTCTAAGACATAATAAATCAGCTTTCTTTTTCTTTAGAAAATAAGCTCTAAGTCTATCTCCTCTATTAGCTTCATACCATAAGTTTCTAACTGGATTACCATATAATGCTATTCCCATCTCTAGTATCTCATTATATCTATCTATACCATCTAAGTTTTTACCTATGTATGTAGCTGCTATATCATTTCCTGGAAGTCCATATACTTCATACTTAGGATTAACAATATAATATGCAGCACCTAATGAACCACCTTTATCCATCTCATCTGATATATATGGGTCGTGTAGTACAATAATAGCATCATTAGGAATAACACCATTTATCTTTAATTTATCAGGACTTATATACATCATAAATTCACCACCTAATTCATCTCCAGCTTTAATTGGAAAGTCATAAATTGGTTTACCATTTGTTTTAATCTGATAATTAACTCCATATTGTGCAGCACTATCCCAATATAATTCTATAGCTGAACCTAATGTTTGATAAACATTATCATGTATTAATGCTCTTTCTCTTTCTTCAGCTTCTTTTATAGGCATTAATGAACCACCTTCTGATAACCACATATCTGTGATTTTTAATGGATAGTTCATTCTTTGTCTTATTAATACTTTAGGGTCTGTAGATTTAGATGCTTTCTTTTCTTCTTGTTGATAGAATGCTATAGCTTTAGGTATATCTGTATTACCATTTATATCTTTAAATCTCTTATCTGTAATGTATGCTGGTAAAAATAAACATTGGTCTTGTTCTCCATATCTAAACTTTAAGCAATTATAATCTTCAGGATGTGTGAATATCTTCATAGCATCATGTAGAGTTTCTATATTACCTGAAGTTCCAATTCCCCATTGTACACCAAACTGTTCACCATCTGTTTTAACTACTGCTGTATTTGATAACCATGCTTCTATGAATAATTCCATTAATCCTATCTCCTCATATACTATAAGATTTCTTCTACCACCAGCTCCTGATTGTCCACCATCTCTTTTATTAGTAGAATATACATTATGATATAGTGTAGAACCAGTTCCTATTTCTTTCCATTCATTCTTAATCTTTACTGGAGTAGTATTACGCCACGGATTATCTTTGTTATTAGCACTAATATGTCCAGTCATTCTTTTCCAAAATGGACATGGTTCATATTCATCATCTCCAGGTTTACCCCATACTCCAAACTCATGATTTAATGCTAACTCATCTAATGATGCTTCTATCTTTTCAGCTAGTTCACTAGACTTATCTTTTCTTCCTGAACCTAAATCTATTTCAGCTTTTAATTCCCTTCTAGTATCTCCAGGTTTATAATACTTTTCTCCATCGAATATTAATTCAAATAGAATACACATTAGTGCAGCAGTATATGATTTACCACCACCTCGAGAACCAAGTATAACAAAGTTCTTAGCATCATTATAATATAATGGTCTGCCTAATGGTTTATCGTGTAATTGAAATAGATAATCTCTAGGATGTATGAATTCTTTTAATAATCCTTTCTTATTAAATAGTGTAATCTTTTCTTCTAATACTATATGATAAGCATCAGGATTTAATACTTTAAAATTACAAGTATATTCATCATCATCTTCAAATCCTGAAAACCCTTGTGCTTCAAGATAATAGTAAGCAATATGCCATTCTATATCTCTAATACTAGGTTTAAGTTTTAATCTAGCTTTTGTTTTCTTATCAGTTTCTACAATAGTACAGTAGTTACCATAGAATCCTAATCTTCCAGGCACATATCTATATTGACCAAACTGTGGATACCAAATGCCTTCTATACATTTAGACCTAATAGTTTGCCAAAATAGATTATAACGAGGGTCATCAGGATGATATCTTTCAGGTTTAAATTGATTGAGTATTCCTTCTAAGTCCTCTATTCTAATCCATTGGAAATCCCACTCACTATTGCAAGTAGTTACTTTAGCTACTACTTCTGACATATTCTTTAAATGTTATCCATGACCAATCAAAGTATTGCATTTCAACGTAATTAGGTTGATACATAATTGGACAATCTTTAGCTGTTATATCATAGTGTCTATATACATTATCTATAGTCAACTTGTGTCTTGCTAATAATACATTAATAAGATATTTAGTATTCTTTAGTGTAGCTGCATAATTACTATTTGTATTAACACACATTTCTATACCAATAAAATAGTTATTAGCACTATCTCCAGCTGGAACTAATTGTCTTCTAATAGGTAGATTAGCACGTCTAGGTTTGTCACCTACATGCCATGCTACTTCATTATCAGGAATCATTTGTATAATATTCTTATCATCTACTACATAATGACAACTAGCTTGTACTGTAGTATGTCCGAAGTATTTTAAATGTGATTCTGCTCCAGCTGTAGGTTTTACATTAGCAGTCCAATGTACTATAATACCTTTCAACTCTTTTAACTTTCTTCCTGGTCTATTATTATTTACCAGTTTAACTTGTATCTCTACCATAAGTCTCCTTTTTCAGATTTAGTTAGTTTAGAACCACCTTTAGCTCTTGCTGATTGTTTATCTTTAATAAACTCTTCTTCTATCTTTTGATACTTTTGATATATAGATAGAGAATCTTTCTGTAACATATTTATCTGTGTTGCAGTACCTTTTATTACTATAGTCTTATCTCCAAGAAACTCTGTAGTATCTAAAGTTAATTCAGTATCAGCTATTAGTTTAGCTCTTTTTCTTAATTGATTCTTTTCTTCTGCATAAGCTCTTTGTACAGCAGTCATACATTCTAATGGATAAGCCTCTAAGCATTTAACAAAGTCTGGATTATCCCAATCTAAGTCTTTAACAAAAGTTTCTGATAACATTTTCTTTCGTTCTTCAAATGCCATTCTATAGAATATATTATCATGTTCATCAGGGTCACACATAAAAAATACAGTCCACATTTGTCGTGATGAGAAATCTTTATCTTTAGACTTATCTTTATCATACAACAAATGAAATGGATAATATATCTTAAACTGTGGATTTACTTCCCAGAAGTTAGTAGCTTGGTCTAGTATTCTATAGTTTATCTTAATCATCTTGTTACTCTTGCTTTAACAATATATTCCTTAGTATTAATCTTTAATAGTACGAATCTATCAAAGAAATTATCATCAGGATTCTTTACTTTACCAACACTCATATTTAGTGTTACAGTATTATCTTTAAAACTAGTTGATAAACATCCACAAGATACTTCTGTATGTTCTACTGGTTCATCAACAGTTATAGTTGTTGTGGCTACACTATTCTCTTTGTGTTCACCTAAATTAATCTCCAACATATATTTCATCAAGTTTTAGTCTGAATAAACAACGTTTTACACTCGCAGATATTTCACTCATTACATTCTTAATAGCTTCATCTTTCTCTGTAGCTATAGCTGATTTAAGCATATTATTTAAACCTCTGAAATAAGTAATTACATCATCTGATGGAGGAATATCTAAAGACTTAGGTTGTACAATATTAAACGTATCCATCATGTATATTTCTACTAGCGTATCTACTAGAGGTTCTATTTCACTATAATAAGACGATAGTGCTTCATGAGTTCCTATTCTTCTAATAGTCCAATGTTTATACTTAGCGTATATTAAACTCTGTACTATTGTTGCTACTATTTTACTAAAATTTTCCATTAGGACATTTTTTATTAGTTAATACCATTTCATCAAAATCACAACCACATACTAAACAGTAACCCTTTTCAAAGCATGGTTTACACCTTCTAGCTTTTTCTAATGGGTGCATTTCAGTCATCAACCAAAGAGAGAGTTTGGCTTTCACAATGAAAACCAAACCCTTGAATAAATCTTTAGGATGCCTTATCAGATACTTTCTCACTAAACTTAATTTCAAGACCGATAGTTTTTAATACCATTTTAAGAATCATTCCAAACATTCCTGAAGGTAAACCAATTTGTAATTCTTTACCTTCACACTCTACAAAACTTTCATCTGCTTTGTTATAAACAAACTGAATAAGTTTTATAGCAGTACTGTAATTAAGTACAATCTTACCATCGGTAGTAATGTACTTGTCTCCAAGTTCAGTCATGAATTCACCCACGTTAACGGTGTGACATCCAGCTTTAGCAACAAATTTAGGCATAACTATGATTTTTTAATGATTAAAGTAACATCGTTGATTGGGTCTACAGCTAAATAGCCAAAGTGTTTATTACTAATATCTGTTGGTGCTTCAAAATCATACCAATCAGATAGAGTAAATCCATGAGCTAAATGAGCTGGAGTATCTACTGAAGGTTTTTCAGCTAATACACATCTTCTATTTATCTCTACTATATCTCCAGCTTTAATATGTGTAACGTGTTCAGGAACTGCTACTACTACACACTTTCTTGAAAATGCCCACGGTGAATCTATGGTTTGTCTAATACCAATACCATTCTGTGTCATTTCCTTCATTGGAATCTTTGGAGCAATAATTAATCCTGATTTAGTTCTAGTTGCTTCGATATGATAAGCTCTTACTACAGCAATATGTACTGGAGTGATACTCTTATAATCTTCATCTAGTGTAGTAATATTACTATTATAATCCTTAATGAGTTGCTCTGTTTTATCCCAATGGTCAGTAACTCTTGCTAAATCAAAATTCTCTTTACCAATTTCTGATGATTCACCACCTACTCCAGTAAATAGAATCTTTCTATTAGGGTCTGGAAAATTAGCAGCTGCAAATTCAGCTACATTGACACTCATTGCAGGTCTGTCATTCCTCTTCTTTGTCATAATACTTTTTTATAATGTTATTAATATATTCTAATTCTTTACTTTCTGGTCTGTGTATCTCTAACTTTTTACGTTTAGCTAATAGTTTCCTATCTTTTAAGTTAAACTTACCAAGCCATTCTAGTAGTACATATTTAGTATTCTCTAGTGGATTTCGTAGTATATGTTTCAGCTTTAGTTCAAAGTCTTGAATAACAAACTTTACTACAGCTTTACTTTTACCACAATCATTAGCTACCATTGAATATATATCACTTTTACTACTTGGAAGCATAGTTATTTATATGGAATGAAAATACAAATTGTACATCTTCTTGATTAGTTACAAAGGTATGAAACTTTATTAACTTATCACTTAAAAACCCATAACTATCTACTAAGTTTAATGACATCAATTCTTTCTTGACTTGAGTAAGTCTTGGTGCTTTCATTCTTAAGTCTTGCATAATATCTACAGAGTAAGGTTTAGCAAAGTAATTTCTAGTAGGGTCTTGAGCCATTATATAAGATATAGTTTCTAATGCTCTATCTCCAAACTTGAAATTCTTTCTAAGACTAAGTAACTTAAAATAAGTTTCCCAAAAATTCATTTTAGTTACTCCTTGTGTTGATAATGCTTCTTTTCCAACTTTTCCAGTTAGCAAATTTACTTCCATTTTATTATTTGTATTCCAGCTGTTAACGATATTGTTTTGCTTATCATATTATACTGCATACCTAATACATGATTATGTTTAGTTTTATACATTAATCCTAAACCATAATCTCTATTAGCATAAATAGTTCCTGTAAATAACAAACTACTCTCTGGAGTAGCTATCTTTACATATTCTATTGTTCTTTCAGGATTTACTACAACAGTATTAGTGAACATACTCTGTATCTCTAAGGTATCTAATTTAATACCTCTTTTAGTTCCCATGTAATAACCTCTTACATTTAGTGTATCAAATATAGATACACTTCCTTGTCTGCTACTTAATAAATAAGTTCTTAATCTATCATCTACTACTATTGTAGTATCATTATCTTCTATTATACTATCTACTTGTACTATAGTATTTACTAACTTTCCAGGTTTATATTTATTTATAACAGATACTTTATTTTGTACTACAGCACAAGTATCTTTAAATACAGTAATGTATTCTTTTTTTATTTTAGTATCAGTAACAAATTCAATACCTAATCCTTTGTTATCGAATATAGTAAAGTAAATTGTTCCTAATATTAATCCAATGACTATTCCTAGTCCGTATTTCATTATTTCCATAATTATAGTTTATTTAACGAAGGTAATAACTTTCCACCATATTTAAATTTATTGTTACTATCTTTTTTATTCATAGTACTAGTAGCTGCTCCTGCTGCTATAGCTGCTGGTGGAAGAACTGTTTTCATACTACCATATACAGTACCAGTATTATTATAATACCCAACAGCTTTACCAGATTTAACAAAGTTTTCCCAAACATCTTTAGAACCTGTTCTAATTATTTTACCAGAATCGTCTTTTATAGTTGTTGTTTGAGAATTAAATCCTGGTTTTACTCTACCTAAATCTAATAATTTAAGATAATCGTTTATTGATTCATAAGTTCTTGTTCCTCGTCTACCTGAACTATCACCAAAAACTCCACTCAATGAATTGCCCATATTTAATCCTGGAATATTTTTATAATAATCTTCATCAGAAATATCTTCTACTTTACCTTTAAATTTACCAGGAATAATTTTTGTATTAAAATAACTTAAACCTTTAGGTGAATTAAAAGTAATTCTACCACTTTCATCAATTCCTGTAACTGTGTAAGGAACTCCTGATGTATTTTTTTTAGCTATTATTTCATTTAATTTTGGTAAATTATCATTAAAAGTTTTTACGTAATCTTCTTTACTTATGTTTTCTATTCCTGATGTAGTTCTATTTACATTTAAATCCGATGCTATAAAATCTACTTTACCATTAGGTTTTAATACTATTTTTTCAAAATCTTTATCTGGTAAATTCTTTATTAATTCTTTAGTTTCATTATCTACTCTATTTAAAACACCTTCTCTAGTAAATCCTGATCTACTATATACATTTGTTACATTAGGTAATTGTACTTGTGAAGGTGTTCTTCTTTCATTCATTTCTATAATTTCTCTTCTAAAAGATTCAAGAAGGTCTTCATCTCTTTGATTTTTATTATCAATAATATTTTCTAATGAAGTTTCAGATTGTCTTCTTAAATTTTCAATTTCTAAATCATTTTCTGCAAATCTTCTTGTAAGTTTATTTTGTACTTTTTGATTTTTAAAGTCCGTTATTTTAATTGCTTGTTGAGTTGTAATTCCAGGTTGTTGTGTTAAGCTTCTTAAGTCATTTATACTAAAACCTTCTAAACTTCTTGGCATTGAAAATTTTGGTATTGATGTAGATACTTTATTTGCTATTTTACGTGAATTAGATATTATTTTATTACCAACTTTAACACCAATTCCAGCACCAATTAAATTAGTTGGGTCTGCTACTATATCAGCTGCAAGACCTAAAGTATTTTTTAATCTACCATCAGGTAATTTACTATTAGCTACAACTTCACCTGGAGTATTATATTTATTATTAGTTAATCCTCTAGTCATCATTCTTTGTGGTTCAGACATTAATGTTGACGCTGCTGAATATAATTTATCACCAGGAGTTGATTCTTGATTTATACCCATAATTAATCTATCTTTTAATGATAGATTTCTAGTACTACCAGCATAATCATAACTACCATCACTCTTTCTAACAACACCATAATCTTTTCCATCACTAGCTTTTGCTATAAGTACATTTGGATTAGTACTACTTTTTCTTACTTGATTACTATCAAATGTAAGTTTACCAAGTCTTTGAGTATTAGGAAGTATTTTCATAGTTATAGTTTATTTAATGAAGGTAATAGTTTACCTCCATACATTTTCTTATTTTTACTTTGATGTTCTAATAAAGCTTGTTTAGTTTCATCCCCAAGTATTCCATCAAACCCACCTTCTTTTTTCATAGATTTTGGTAAATTATATCCTCTATTGTTTAATTCTCTTTGTAAAGCTAATGTATCAAAATTCTTTTTATCAGGATTTAATTTAGAAAGTTCATCATCAGAATAATGCATTTTGTCAAGTTGAGACCTTATATATCCTTTATCTTTTCCATAATCTTTTATATATATTCTATCGTATATTTCAAAAGGTTTACCAAAATCTACAGGACTTAAATCCCATTTATCATAATAAGATAAATAAGTACCTTTTTTATCTTTTCCAACTGATACTGTAAAATCACCCATTACACCTTTATTAACTTCACTATCTTTTAAAAGATATTCAGTTCCTAATGGTATATTTGTATTTTTCCATTCACCTAAAGTACTATTTACATAAGATATTATTCCATCTTTAAACCCTTCATCATTTTTAAAAGAATAATAATTTACATCTTTGTTTGTAGAAATAGATGGTCTATAATCTGATATTTTAAAAGTATTATTTTTTTGAGGAATACCTGTATATAATTTAAAAGCATCAAATCTATTATTAATTTGTTTAGTAATATTTTTTTTATCCTCAGAACGTTGAAATCCTCCTTTATTATCATAATGACTTCTATCTGATTCTTTATTATTAAATACACCAGCACTTAAAGTTCTACCTATCATATTACGATAACTAACAGGAAATAAATTTTTAGAAAGATTTTTATTTAAAGAACTTCTATTTTGCAACTGTTCATTAGTAAGACCAGTTTCTCTTAATTGTTGTTCAGGCGTTCCTGCATAATTAGTATTATATCTTGTACCTTTATATATAAATTCTTTTTCTCCATTATTTCTTGCACTATTAAAAGCTTCTCCTCTTGTTTTAAGATTAGATAAATCTTCTACACCCCAGTTTTTAGGATTTAAATTAAGTTCGTTTAATTTATTTACTACTGAACTATATAAAGTAGGTTCTTTTTTAGAATTACTTTCTACTTTAGGAGTTTTATCATTAGGGTCATAAAATCTATAACTACCATCTGAGTTTCTTATAACTTGTTTGTAATCATCTGTTAGTAATATTTTATCCTTACTCTTAGATTGTTGTTGATACAATGAAGATACTGGAAATGTTTTATTAGAATCAAATGAATAGTTTCCTATCTTTTGAATATTAGGTATTAAGTTATTTTTCATAATTAACAGTTTTTCATTTTACCACCATATTTCATTTTATTCATATCAGGAAGCATTCCACCCATCATTTTACTATTAGCTTTAATCTTTCTTTCTTGCTTTAACATTTCTGCTGTAGGTTTCTTAGGTGTAGCTCCAGTTCTTTTATTCTCTGCTGCTTTATTTCTTATATTCTTCCAAAGTGAGTTCTTTTCCATAGTTATTGTATTTTATCTTTTATAAATTCATCAAACTTATCTTCAGGTACTGTATAAACAATTCCATCTATAGTAACCTCATAGTAGTCTTTAGGTCTTTTAGCATTAGCAATTAAATCATCTTTACCACCCACTCCATATTTCTCAAATTCTTCATGACTTAATAATATTACTTTATCTCCATAAGGTATCTCATATAAATTTACTTTCTTTATATTACTTATATCCATAATTAAGTCTTTAGTAGGTATAACAAGGGCAAAACATATTATAATACAGTCAATCATAATAATTAGTTTAAAACCTCAAACATCTATATAACAATCAAGCTCACATATTTATATGTGAGTGCCTGAAAGGCATACAAAGCCCATTACAACTTTTTTGTTGTTTTGAGGTTATTTTGATTTTTAAAAGTTATCTAAGTTTTTCACTGGCGGTCTGACTTTCGTTTTACCAAAGAGATTAAATCTCAATTCCTCCGTTTTCCCTTACCATGAAAATTCTCACCAAGATGGCAGGAGGATACCCTTAAAACTATTAATAACTTTCTTAAACCTAATGAAGTCCTTCGCTTATGTATTGGCTATCTACTCCAATCTGCTCTTTAGTCGTGTTAATGCTTTGTGACACTACAACTTAGGATTCTTGGTATCCTTAAAGAGGTTAGATATTGCAAATATAAACTAAAAAAACCACAAAGCAAGTGATTATGTTAGTTTAATGAAAAATTATTTAAGTTGCCTATGTCAGTAATTAACTTAACTGTATCAAAATCAATGTCATAGTCTAAAAGAAACTCAAATATTTCATTGATATTTTTTGCATGAAATTTTAATGGTTGTTCTTTACCATTTAATATTATAGCATACTTCATAACTTTTTTCTTGCAAATATACACATATATATATATGTACCCCCCGTGTTTTTTAAAAAAAATTAGAGTTGTAAAAGTAGTTTGTTTGTGAGCTGTAGTTAGAAATAAAAAATAATGTGTTTACAAGCATCTATATCACAACCCCCACCAACATTTTCAAATTCTTCTACCCCGTCAAAGAATCTAGTGGCAATTGGTGATTGTGGTTGGCTGTTGTTACTACATAAACTGTAGAATAAAATAGACTTATGTACAGGATATTTCATCTTGAACCAAAACATTAACATTATGAATATTCAAGCAGAAGATTTATTTGATTCAATTGAGGTATCACGAGGAGTGATACAAAGAATGATTAAATCTATTGATAACCCAAATAGGGATTTATCAATAGATTGTTACACATCTCAAATAAGAATTGAACTACACAGAATTGGTGTACTTCAGAATCAAATTATGAGAATATTAGAAACAACAGAACTCCGAGCGCAAGCTGGTGGAGTTATGTAGTAAACAAGTAGCACATTACATTAGTAGTGTGTTACTTCTCTTTTTATACGTTGTATAAAACTATTAGTATAACTAATGTAATGCAATAGACTTATATAATGGATATTTCATTTTGAATCAAAACCTTTTTATTATGAAAGAATATTTTATGGGTTCTTTTGGAAAAGAACAAAGAAAACTTTTCAATCTTAAAAGATTGAAATCAAATCCTTTAATCGTTGCTCAAATCATGGATTTAGCAACTAGAAAAGGATGGAAGTAAAAGAAATAGAGTAGTAGCAATAGTTACTACTCTTTCTTTTTTTAAAGTAAGTGTATATATATTACACAAACTAATGTAATGGATATTTTATCTTGAACCAAAATTAATATTATGTTTTCACAAGAAGAATTTGGAGAATTACTAGTGTTAGCACTAGAAAAAGCGTATGATGATTTAATATCATTACCAAAGAATGAGAAATATTATAATACAAAATTGTATAATACTATTCTCACTCGTTATGAAAAAACAGTAGAAATTTGTAATTTCTATGTTGAACATTCAGATGATTTAATATGGTAATAAAATAAGAGTAATAGAAATATTACTCTTCTTTTTTTCATACTATATATTCATATACTTATATAATGGATATTTCTTTTTGAATCAAATGTTTAATCTTAAAAAATAATTACAATGAATTTAAAAAAAGATTTTGGAACTGTTTATTTAGAAACAAGTATCAAAAAAGGAGAATTTGATTATTATAAAGCCATTAAATCTTTAATGGATAATAATGGTTATAATACTGCATCTTGTGATATTTGTTCAGTAGAAACAGAATGGAATAATGAAGAAGTTGATATAAAATTCAAATTTGTTCATTATTCTGTATCAACTATGAGTACAGAACCTTTCTTTAAAGTTAAGTTTAAAGAAGCGTAGTAAAATAGAGTAGTAGAAATACTACTCTTATTTTTTATACTACACAACTATATATATACTTATATAATGGATATTTCTATTTGATATTAATTTTTAATCTTAAATCAAAATTTATGGAAATTATTTGTATTTACAAAACAAATAATAATTGTATTGCATTCATTGCACCTTTTTATGAAGGTGATGATATACATGAATGTGAAATAGTTTTATCAAACTCTTTAAAAGATAGATTAGAAAATCATAAAAGATTAATGGAATGGGATACAGACCTTAATCCATTAGAATTTAATGATTATGAAAAAGCTCATAAATACGCATTTAGTATCGCTTTTAAAGGTCTTGATTATGATGAATATCATTGAATAAAAACAAGAGTAGTAGTAATACTACTCTACTTTTATACTTCGTATAAAACTATTACTATAACTAATGTTAATGTAATTAATAGATGCACTTATATAAAGGATATTCCCTTTTGTTATAGTTTTTTTGTTTTACTTTTAAAAACTTTTAAAGATGGCTTTAGGCACTAAATCCACTACAAAGACTCCTGCTAACGCAGTTGAGTCTGTGAAGAACATCAATAATATCATCCATTTCATGGCTGAGATTACTGACATTCGTGAATGCAATAATCCAGAACTTCAAGAAGTTGTGGATGATATTGCATACTACAAGTCATCTTCTGGTTCACTCTACCTATGGGCAGAGTGTACTCGCGAAGATGGTTTGTCTCAGTCAGCCATGTTGTTCCAAAATGTCTTATTCGACAAAAATGGTAAACAACGTTACGAAGTTGGCTCTGTCGTGCCAATCGATGCCGTTGTTACCAGCAATTCTGCCAAAGAAGATTCTCTGCTTTGGAAAATTGCACCTCCAGGTGTTGCACCCAAAGTATCGTTAGACAAATTGTCTTCCGATTCTAAATGGGTACAAGCTGTACGTTCTGGCTCTATCAAGCCTTACGTACCACCTGGATTGAAACTTAAATAGTTTCAATAGAGTTAAGAGAGTTAGCAATAACTCTCTTCTCTCTTTTTCAACTATTTTAGTTGATTAGATACTGGGAACTAATGCGCGGAGCTAATGCCCGACTGTCGCTGTTACACTTTTACTTTCTTTGTTACACTTTTGCGTTTTACTGTCTAACTATTTGTAGTTAAAATGTTGATAGTGAATGAGTTGAGTGTGTGAATGGGAGTGATTACTCATCAAACACCCATTTTCAACTCATTTCGCTATTGATACCATTTGTTATATCTTGATAATACTATTTAGTGTTAATGTAAAATATTTGATTAAAACCTAATTTACGAAGACAAGTATTGCAGCTTGTATGTATTAAATTAGGCATCAAATAAAAAAACTTAATAACTTTCCAAGTTGTCGAGGACACCAGTTTCTTTGATAAATACTATTGTAAAGACCGTAATTGGAACGACTTTAGTTTAATTGTTGCAACGACAGTTTATCAAAGTTTTAGGTGTAAAACACAAATCAAAATCAATTAATATGAAAAATTTATTATGGTGTGCAAATCACCAACCATTACAAGAACAACTTGATTCATTAAATGAAATGGGTAATGTTATCTTTTTAAAAGATATATATCCTGATATTATGAATCAATTGAGTAACACTCCACCAAGTAGAAGTGAATGTAGGATTTTAGCTGGTACTATTTCAGTTATTGCTGAAGAGTTAGATGCTAAGATTGTACAGTTAGGTGGTAGTCCATTATTCTTAGTAATGGCAAGTCCTATTATTGGTAGTGGTAGAATGATATTCGCTGATTCAGATAGAATATCAGAAGATATACCACAACCAGATGGTAGTGTTAAAAAGATTTCAACTTTTAAACATAAAGGTTGGTCTTAGTATTACAGTAGAGTGGTAGTAATATCACTCTACGATTGTTAATTAATAATATGATATGAAAACATTTAAGACAGAGCTGAAAACTCTTTAAACTTATTCTAAGTGATTTAGAAATCACGTATGTCCTGACTTTAACTACAGAGTAATTAACTGTGGGAATGGACTCTAACTTTAATGTATCATTCTAGTTTCACAAGGACTGGCAGTTGTAATAATATTCTCCCATCGTGGTAAGAACAGAGAACTATACTATGTGAGTATAGAATAAAATAATTTCATTGTATTGAAATACATCTATTACAACTGAATACAGAGTGAATAAAAAAAATCTCATTTGAGGACACTAGTTTCTTTTACTTATGTTTAATTAGAGTAATTAAAATTATTTAGTTTAAAGCTTAGAGTATTACATCAACCTAGGATAAGATGTAATATGCTCAAAACCGCAACTTACTAAATAACTCTTGAATTAAACCGAACAAATTGTAAAAGTTTTATAGTGTATTTTTATTATTAACCAAAACCTAAATATATGAATAACAGAACAAAGATTACTAATGATAAATTCTCTATAAGAATTTGTCAAATAGCTTCTAATTATGGATTTAAGAATATTGGTAGTTTCCATAAATTCTTAAAGCAATGTAGTCCTAATGCTAAATTAGGATTAGAAATGGGTCACATAAGAGTGGCTAATATCCTCAAAGAAGTTGAGGAATGTTTTTAAATAAAAAACTCAATAACAATCAAAGTTATTGGAGACATTAGTTTCTTTATAATACATTAAGACGAAGTTAGTATGATAGACGAAATCACAATTAAGTGCTACAGTTTAGTAAAAATATCATATAACTAGTGCGTAAGCATTGGGTTAAGCAGTTAAGTAAAAATTAATGTATTGTAAAGTTTTAAATGTCTTATTTTATACTAAATAAAAACCTATATATATATATGACAGATAAAGTTTGGGGATTAAAATCTAGTGCTATAACATCTAAGAATGATATAGCATATCATGGTTCTACTATTAAAGTAGAACATACTTGTATTAGAGGAAAACTATTTACTTACTATCAATTAGTTGATAATAATTGGATAGAAATTACTGAAGAAGAACTTAGAGTATTATTAAACCAAAACTTATAATATTATGACAAAAGAAAAGATTTACTGGAAAATGCGTAATGGTAATTTAATAGACATAGATGATATGGATATTGAACACTTACGCAATACGCTAAAACTTGTGTTAAGAAATAGAGAAACAGTTATTAAAAGAATTGTTGAAGCTAAATCTAAACGTAAGTTTAAATTACAAGGGGATATGGCTAATGAGTTTAACAAAAGCCAATATGAGAATGACGAATACGATGAATCATTAATGCACTAATTATGAGAAAGAAAGTAATTGATTATGTACCAGAAAATAAGAGTTTACCTCTTATAGTTGGTATATTAACAGTTACTGCTTTCATTCTAGGAGTTAAGTATTCTAATAATGGAATGTACTATGAACAATCAGTAGTACCAGAGACTAAGTTTTTCACTATATTTGAAACTAAAATTGATACAGTTTTTGTAGAGAAAAAAGTTACAGAAGCAGTTATTAATGAAGATGCTTATGGTGATAGAAATTATGGTCACAGTATTAGAGGACTTAACTTAAAAGAGTTAAGGCAGAAACTAACAAACATGGGATTTAAACACTTAAATAATATAGATTTATTTAAGATGCGTAGAATATGGTTGTTATACAACTATGATGATATGCTAATGAATGTCCATGTACTTACTGATTTTCCTGTTAGTATGATTTATAGCTTCTTTATTATAGAAGCTACTACAGCAGGAATAGAAACTGACTTATGGCGATTACATGCTAATGCTGGAGGTGTTAAAGCACTCAAAGGTCATAATCATGTAACGTATCGTACTCGAGAGGTGATTAGAGGTAGAAACAAATACATCAAAGCTAAATTCTTTAGTAGTAAGAGTACTAAAGATGGCATTAAATTGTGGTCTGGAGTATTAAACTCTGATAGATACAAGAAATGCAAAATATATGATGTCAAACCTCCACAACTTTACAAGAAAATCTGTAAGTGTATCTACAAGAGTGGATATCATACAGATACAGACTACGAATTTAGAGCTTCACTAATGTCAGAATATTGGGACTTAAAGAAACATTTACCTGAATGAAATCAGAAATGTTTAAAGTAAATGTAGTATCTTTATGTTATAAGCAGAAATACGATACTACAGATTATCCAATAATCAATAACAGTAAAACAGCAGCTGATATATTCTTTGAATCATGGGATAAAGATACTATAGCACTTGAAGAACAACTAAAAGTGTTATATCTTAATCGTAGAAATCAAGTTATTGGCTTATATACTGTTAGCGTTGGTGGAGTTGCGGGAACTGTTGTGTGCAATAAGAAAATACTTGCATGTGGACTTAAAATAGTTGCATCGGGAATGATTATTGCACACAATCATCCTTCAGGAAATAAACAACTATCAGAACAAGATAGAATAATTACTAAAAGTTTAAAAGAATGTGGTAAAATAATGGATATAAAATTATTAGACCATATTATTTTGTTACCTAATGGTAATTTTGTATCTTTCGCTGATAATGCGGAATTTTAGATTTGTTATGATTACAATTAATTATGGTTAGGGTAAGTTAAGTGCTTACCCTAATGTTTAAACCACTAAATTATGCTAAAAAGTAAAAAAGAAATAGAAAATTACGAAGAAAAAGCAAAATTTCTTCAAGAAAATGGTTGGGAAACTTGGTACAATGATGATAATTGGATAAAAACAGAATGGCTCGAACAAGATAAATCTGTCGATAGAATGGGAGATTCAACAGATAGAATTTATGCATGGTTAATGAAAAAACAAAATCAAGAAACACCATTAGAAAACAAAGAGGTATTTAATGCGTTAAAAATATATGAATCTTTAAAAAATTTAGAACTTTAAAACTCAAACAATGAAATGTCCAAAATGTGGTTCTAATGATTATTATTTTGATGGTTTATGTTTTGTATGCACTGAATGTGGTTATTATACAAAATAAAACAATCTAGCAAGGTGGCGGAATTGGTAGACGCTATTATCTGAAAGGCTGAATGCGAGTAACTTCGATGTTACATAGACCTTGGTAGGTAGGAACAGCCACATGTGAGTTCGAATCTCACTCTTGCTACTTTACAAAAGGCAGACGTTAAACTAGAGTGAAATAGATGGTGGTTATATTTCTAAAGTCTGTATTGTACCACTAAATAGTCAAGTAGCTCAGTGGGTTAGAGCAACTGGTGACGACGGTTCGAGTCCGTTCCATACGAAAGTATGAGGTGTGTAGGGTATCAAGCGAGTGTGTCATAGGTTCGAATCCTATCTTGACTATCTTACTGATTAATCATCAGATAGTATGCCCAATATGAGAGAAAACAGAGTGATTACTGTATGGGAACGTACATTGACGTATAGGAAGAACGTCAGAGGATGTCACCTCGACCTCGTTAGGACGAAATGACTATTCCTAACCTAGAAATAGGGACAGCCATAACACTTGTAAGTTGGATAAATTAGAGTGTTATTTTATTATTAATCATTAAACAATATTCAGATGTTACAAAAAGTTATTATTTCTTTAGTTATCCTATTTAGTTTATCAGTTAATGTTCACTATTATCTTAAAGAAAGAGATAGAGAAATAGAATTAACAAATTACACAGATTATAATGTATTATCCGACAAGAATGGACAAGTAATGGGATTACTACAACTACAAACAGTTGCAGAACCTGTAGTAGGAGACAGTATCATTATATTTACTGAAGATAAAGAATACTATCTTACAGTAAATGATATGAAAGTGTTTAATAATTTATTAGTAGGCAACGAGTAGTATTTATTAGAGAGAATGGTTAATTCAAGTTCGATTCTTGACTCTCTACAATTCATAAGGTTTTGGTTTTCAGAAAGGGTAAATGTAAAAGTTTACTCTTTCTTTTTTATATACCAAAACAAAGAGTAACCAAAATCAGTTATTATGAAAGCATGGACTTTAGAACAGGAAGCTGTAATTCTTCAAACAGTAAAAGAGTATCCTAATGTATGGGAAGCACTTGATAAAAGCGCTTTGATACTAAATAGAACTCCTGCAGCAGTAAGAAATCGTTATTATAATCATCTTAGACGAGCTAGAGTTACTAGAAAATCTCAAGAGAAATGTATAGTAATTGACAAAAATACTGTATCATCTTACAAGAAGGAATATAAACAGCAGGAAGATGTGACGATTATAATTCTACACATCAGAGGAAAGAGATAGATGTAGTGCGTTTTTAGTGTGTACAAGGGAGTAACTGAAATATGTTGCTCCTTTCATTATTAATTACTATATTGCATCAAAAAAAGTCATGAAGAAAATTATTTGTACCGCTTGTGATGGTACTGGCAGTATTAAGACACATACGAAGGTGATAGTATGTCCACAATGTGAGGGAGTTGGTTTAGAAATACAAGCTAAACCTAAGTTCAAGAGTAAATTACAGAAACCAAAGAAAGATGAGTAGAAAAGTTTATGTTTATGATTTAGAAACTCTTCCAGATTTATTTACTGCTACATTTTTAGATAGAGATTCTGATGAAACAGTAGTTTTTCACTCAAATCAAGATGATTATATTAAGAATATGCTTTCATTCCTAAACACAAGAGTTCAAGGATTGATAGGATATAATTGTATAGCATTTGATGGACAAATCATTCAAGATATATATCTCGGTATATGCAAAACTCCAAGAGAGATATGGCATAGAGCTGATTTCCATATTAAGAATGAGAGAAATCACTATTATACTCTATTTATTAAACATTTAGATTTGTATCTTGTAAATCATTACAACAACAAGAATAGAAGAACAAGTCTAAAGTGGTGTGAGTTTGGAATGAGAATGATTAATATTGAAGATATGCCTGTAACAACAGATGTAAATGCAATATTAAGCTATAATCTAAATGACTGTATAGCAACAAAGAAATTGTACCAGCTATGCAAACCTCAAATAGAGTTACGAAAAGAGTTAACAGTTAGTTATGGTATAGATTTTATGAACTCATCTGATTCTAGTATAGGTTCTGAGTTATTGTTAGAGTTATTTTGTAAGTTTACTGGTAATAATAAAAGAAGTATTAGTAAGTTACGAACTCCAAGACATCGTATTGAGATTAAAGACATTATATTTCCATACATTGCATTTGAATGCAAGGAATTTAACGAAGCATTGAATATATTTAAGGAAGGTTATGTAATTCCTGGTAATGATACACCATTATTTGATGTAAATTACAATAACATTAAATATACTTTTGCTGCTGGTGGTATTCATGGTTCAATATTAAAGACTACAATCAAAGCTGATGATGATTATATCATTATGGATTGTGATGTAGCATCAATGTATCCTAGTATAATGATTAGTAATAATTTATATCCTGAACATCTTGATGAATCTTTTATCAATATACTACGAGATAACATAGTAAGTGTTAGATTGTTAGAGAAAAAGAAACCAAAGAAAGAACAGAATAAAGTTATCATTGATGGATATAAATTAGCCGCCAACGCTACTTTTGGAAAAACGATGGACCAATATTCATGGATGTATGACCCAATAGTTACGTTTACAGTTACTATTAATGGACAGTTAATGTTAGCTATGTTAGTTGAAAGACTAAGTGCTATTAGTACAATCATTCAAGCTAATACAGATGGTGTTACTGTTAAGTTGCATCGTAGTGCAATAGATGAATATTACAGAATATGTAAAGAGTGGGAAGCATTAACTAAGTTAGAGTTAGAGTATGTAGAATACAAATCTTTCTTTATTAGAGATGTCAATAACTATATATCAGTAACTACTAATGATGATGTTAAGTATAAAGGTACATTTGAATACAAGAATATACCACTACACAAAAACTCATCACAATCTATTGTACCTATGGCTGTAAGTCAATACTTAATTCATGGAATACCAGTAGAAGAAACTATTACTAAACATACAGATATATTTGATTTCTGTATTGGAGTAAGAGCTAAATCTAATTCATGGTATGAATTGAGAGGTGTTAAGTCTAGGTATATTCATGATAGAAAACTATCTAAAACTGTAAGATTCTTTATATCTACTAATGGTAGTGTAATGATGAAACATTATAGTGATGGTAAAGTAGCTCATGTAAATGCACCATTAAGAAGTGGCAATAAATTCAAATACAGATTAGTTACTATTTTCAATCATTATTATGATAGCGATGACTATAAGATTGATTATAGTTATTACATTCATGAGTGTAAAAAGTTAATACAATCTGTATCAGTAAGTAGTGAATTAACATTATTTTAAACAAACAAAACGAATGGCAGAAAAAACTAGGTATGAGATGAAAGATGCTCAAACAACAACTCGCATCATTATTACTACAGACACAGTAGATGATGCTGTATTGCGACTGAAGGAATTAGGTATTACTATTGACCCTCAGTTGTTAAAGATTAGTAAATTTGGTAAAAACTAAAAACATGAAAGAACTAAAAGATTATTTTGTATCTCATTCACAAGCTGAAAGTCTTAAAGAGTTAGGATTTAAAGATGAATGCTTAGCATGGTACAGAGAGAATGGTGATTTTAATACCAATCTAGCTTACAGAAACATTTCTACAGGTGCGCCATTAATTGCTCAAGCGTATGATTGGTTATATGCTGAAATAGGTACACTTAGTAGTAGTATAGATGATGGTATTGAGAAACTTAGATTACTAAAAAAGAAAATACAGTTTACTATTAATCTAACATTTGAAGTCTATCAAGCTGATAAAACTTATGAAGATGGTGAATATCTAATCATTAAAGAAGATGATAATTATCCTATATCAGTTATCATAGCTTATGGACAAATTTGTATGAATAATGGTATTAGTTTTGATGATGAAGATATTGCTTATATCTCACCTTCATTTGAAGTATTCAGATGAATAGATTAGAGAAACTAAATTCTCTGCAACAGGAGTTTTTAATGATATGGAAAGAACATAACTACTGTGGTACAATGCTTGTAGCTACAGGATTTGGTAAATCTTTTCTATCATTAAAAGCTATCTTGTTGTTATTAGAGGATGGTAAAATCAACAAAGGAGATACAGTATGGATATTAGCAGAAACTACAGCTCGTAAACATACTTACTGGACTGATGAACTACCAAAGTTCAAAGAGATTACAGGAAGCGATATCTTATCATTGGTTGATTTTCAGTTTCATTGCTATCAATCAAAGCCTAAAGGAACTCCTAAATTCATTATCTATGATGAAGTAGAAGAATGTATTAGTGATAAGTATCAAGAAGTATTAAAGATAGATTGCTATAAGTTAGGTCTATCAGCTACAGTTCCTGAAGTACTATCTGTATATCGTAATAGGATTCCTGAAGGTTTAATGAATAAGATTAAACAAGCAGATAAATTTACTAGAGATAAGATAATTACAGACTTTATCAACAAAGGACAATTACTAGAGATATACTGTCCTATTATTGTAGAATATGATATTGACCAAGGAATAGCTGATAATATATTATCACCCTACGAAACATGGGTAATAGACCATAGACTAGATAATACGAATAAGTATCTACCTTTGTTCAAGAAAACTCCACGATTAGTTACAGAACAAGAATACTATAATGTACGTAGTACTATGATTAAGAATCCTAGACATCCTGTTATACTCAAGAAAGCAATGAGTAAACAGTTAGTATCATTATTGTATGACTTGCGTAGTAAGAAAGTAATAGCTAGACAGTTATTAAATACAGTTAGAGAATCTACAACTCGAGGAATGGTATGTAGTGTACAACTAGACCCTATTCGTAGTCTTGTAGATGAAATAGCTGAAGATACTATTAAGTATTATGTAACTCCTAATGGTGGTAGCAAAGAATTAATTACAGATACTGATAAAGTTAAAGAGATATTATGTAGTGGTAGAAAACTACTAAAAACAGGTGATTATTTGGGTGGTAATCTCGAAGTTGTTAAACGAAGTGTCGAAGATATCCTAGTTGATCCCCCGCAAATCTTAGGAACATCTAAGAAACTTAAACGAGGGGTTACTATCCCAAATCTTCACCATTTACTAATGTTTTCTTATTATACTAGCTATCATCATCTAATGCAATACATTGGTAGGATAGTTAGATATGAAGAAGGAAAAGTAGGTAAAGTATTTATCTTTAGAACTATGAATACTTACGAGGAAAACTGGTTTGATAAGATGAATAAAATCTATGACAAAAATCTTAATCAGATAGATGAAATAGATTTAAGAATTAAAGGATATATATCATCATCAAATTTTAAGTAATGGTTAACCAACAATTTAATATAGCAGATGTTGATGATAAACTAGTGATGTTGTTACTCTTTTGTATAGAGAATAATATTAATCTGTTTAAATACTGTGGAATAAGTTCAGAAAAAGAAATTATTGTTACAGATGAATTAGAAATATTACGTATCTTTAAACTCTGGTCTGATAAAAAATTAATATATTTATCTCCAGATGGTACATGGCAACTCAATGTAACTACTATACAAGATAATGTTCCTGATAAAGACTTAATAACTAGTATCAGAGAATATTGGTCTGCAAAACATATTGGTATAGCTGGTAAATCCTCTAACAATAATGATGTAAGACGTGCATTGGAGTTATTTAATGATAGTACAGTAGTATCATGGAGTGATAAAGAGATTATTACAGCTTGTAAGAAATATGTAGATATGTGTATGGCTACTAATAGATTCTTAAAAGATTGTGATAATTTTATCTATGATAATACTGGTAAATCTATGCTATTAACTATGCTAGAAGATAGTACAACCTCTAAAGAAGAATACGATAATGTTATTTAAACAACTAGCGGATAAGATAATCCGAAATCAAAAGTTTATTGGTGATGGTGGAGTAAACTTTCTACCACTATATCCCATATTTCCTAGATTAAAATCATTTCTTCCAGGATTTATTCGTGGAGACCAAGTCTTAATTACAGGTGGTACTGGTGCTGGTAAATCAAGATTAGGATTCTTTATTGCATCTTATCTACTATCGTTGTCACAAACTATTCCTAATATTAAGATTAAAATCTTCTACAATAGCTTAGAAGAACCTGTAGAAAAGTTTAAAGCTATGTTTGTTATCAATTACTTAAGAGAGAAACATAACATTAGACTATCCTACTACGAAATAATGGGTTACTGGGATAAACAGTTTCCTACAGAATATCACCCCTACATCATCGAAGCTGCTGATTATTTTACAAACACTATAGAACCATATTTTGAAGTAGTACAAATACCTCATCCTACTGGATTCTATAAGTTAGTAAGAGATTTCTTAGTAAAGAATGGTACATATTACTTTAATGGTACTCCAGCAAATCAAGGTGAAATGTGGGATGAGTATAGAGCTAATGACCCTAATCAATGGGTTATTACTTTCTCAGACCATATTGGTAATTACTTGAATGAATCTGGTAAATCGTGGTATGAAACACTAGAACACTTTAGTGCACAGTACACTAGACAACGATTAGGTCTTAAATGTGGTGTTGTATCATTCTTTGTGCAGCAACAAGTACCTTCAAAAGAGGCTCTTGAAGTTAACATCAAAGGTAAAACAATTATTGACAAACTAAAACCAAGTATAGATGGATTAAACAAGATTAAAACAACTTCACAAGATGCTACGATTATCTTAGGATTATTCTATCCGTTTAAATGGAGAGACCATATTCCAGCAGCAATGTATTTAGGATATGACTTAAAGTTATGGAAGAATAATTTACGTACACTAATTCTACTTAAAAGTCGAGAAGGTATTCTTGATGATTTAGAAATGGCTGTACTATTCGATGGTAGTCGTAATTACTTTGCACATTTGGATAAAGACGATATGGATAGTAATGAAAAACTTTTAAAACAAGTAACCAATGTTTGACATTGTAGAACCAACAGATGAACAACTAACCAGTTTGTTACTGTATGGATTACCAAAAACTGGTAAATCTACTATACTCGCTGATTTGACTATTAAAGAACCTAATTCGTTAGTCATTAGTACTGACCCAAAAGGTTATCATTTCTTAAAAGCTAGAGTAAAACAAGTAGATGATTACAAAGAGTTCAATAAATTATTGGATGAATTGGCTGATGCTAAACTTAAATACCTTATTATCGATACTGTAACACAGCTAGATATATGGTCTGAGATTGTAGGCACTTATGTGTACATGAAAAGTGTACAAGGTAAATCATTTAATCGTGATGGTAAAGGTAATCCTATACTATATGGTGATGATGGATTTACTAGTGTATATAACTTAGCTAATGGTGCTGGTTATCAATACTCGAGAGAAGTAATGATGGAATGGTTTAGAAAGTTTCAGAAGATAGCAGAAAGAGTAATACTTGTAGCTCATGTTAAAGACAAAAGAGTAGAATCTAAGTTGCAAGACATAGTTGATGTAGCTGATATCAATCTTACTGGTAAAGTTAAATCTATATGGTCATCTGTTGTAGATGGTATTGGATTTGTTTATCGTGATAAAGAAGAATGCTATATTAGTTTTGAAGCTAAACAAGATGTTATTGCTGGTTGTAGATTAGCTAGACTATCTAATCAGAATGTTATGATTTCTGATAACAAAAGTTTCCATTGGGATAAAATTTATTCAGACATTAAAATTAAATAAGTATGATTACATTTTCTAATTTCACATTAGAAGGCAAAACTAGAGTAAAAACTGTATCTAAAGAGAAGTATCCTGATACTCCAGTTATTACTAGATTAGCTATTGAAAGTGGACAGCGTTCTGCTTCTATTCATTTTAATACTAAAGCTCAAGAGTTAATTGGTGTTGAAATACCTACACAAGTGGTTATCATTGATAACAATGGTACATTTCTTATTGCTGCATTTGACAAAGTTAAGGAAGTAAATCCTGAACTAGCTCAAGCATTTGAAACTAGAAAGATGGTTTATCGTTTAGGAATGAATGGTAAAGTATCTTCTAAAGCTATTCATGCAGCATTAAAAGATAATGAGTACAAGTTAGTAGTAGAGAATGAAGCAGAAGGTATCTTTAGAATGGAAGTATTACAACAAGATTATACTCCAGCAATAGAAACAGAACTAGAAACTCTATCAAGTACTCCAACTAATGTAGTTATAGAAGAACCTATTTTTGAACCAGCTAATAATGTAGAAGCTTATGATGAATTTTGAAGGTAACATGGGTGTCGAAGAGAAAGCCCTATTTACAGGTTTAGCACTATGCAAACCTACATCAGTGAAACTGTCTGATAATGGTGAATCTCTATGGATTCCATTCAAGTTTCAAGATGGTGATTTTCTAGTTGGTGTAACAGTTAAAGATGAAGTTGTAGTATCAAGTACTGGAAGTCATCTTTATATGTCAACTAAGGGAGATTGGCGTTCATTCTATATCAAAGATGAAGCCAGTATGTTTGAAATCAAAAACTCTAATGGTAGAGAGTGGTCATTCTTTACTAAAGAGAATGAACCAGTTAAAGCTAGAATTGGTGAGATTGATTGGTATGAGTTCTTACGTCAGCTATTGTCTTATCAGTCTAATCAAGAGACATTCTTGAAAGATATGAAAGCTAATAAGCTAGACTTTGATTCAGTATTAAAAGGTAAATCTGATTTTACATCATTGATTGACCATGTTAATGCTAATAACTGTCATATTGTATTACCTCTAGTAGTTAGAGAAAAAGCTGATGGTACTCTAGCACAGAGTTCACTATTCAGATATATCTATCGCTCGGAAGTAAACAATGGTAATCTTATTGTTCCACAGAAAGCTATTACTGCATTCCAACGTCAAGTAGAGAATGCTGAGAAAGCTGGTAACAAGATTACTAACAGTTTCTTTAGTATTAAATACCAAGAATACACTCCGTTGCAATCAACAGAAACAACTGACGCACCTGATTGGTAAACTTATTCACTAGAAAGCGTTACATTGTGTGACGCTTTCTTTTATAAATTCCAATTATGAAACTCAATGGTATTGTAGCATCTGAAAGTTACGATGTTTACAGCAAAATAGACCAAATGAAAGTATGGCAGTCACTATTAGGTACAACTGTTACACTTAATACAAGAATGGTTAATACACTAAGACATGATACTACACCTGGTTGTTGGTTATATGAGTATGATAATGTTATATTATTAGCTGATTTTGCTGATGCTAGATTTCATGGTATAACATGTGTAACTGCTGTAATGATTAAATATCATTGCGATTATACTAGAGCATTAGAAATAATCAAACAAGATTTTAGTTATACAAACCAAAAGTTTAAACTATCTAATAAGATAACTAAAGACTTTACGTTTCAACTATCATTTACCAAAGGTTCATGGAATCAACATCATAAAGATTATTGGTCTAAGTATGGCATATCTAAATCACAACTAGAGTTAGAAAACTGTTACGCTGTAAGTTCTTATTCGTTTAATACACATTCATGTCCAGATTTCTTACAGAAAGTAAAAGTTTATGATGAAACTACAGCTATTGTTGTAGATAATAAGATTAAGATATACAAACCTAATAGTCAGTTTAAATTCCTAAGCAACTTTACCGAGAATACTATCGGTGGTACAAACAAGATTACAGATACTGTTATCATTACTAAATCAGCTAAAGATTATATGGTACTCGATAACTTAGGTTATAGTGGTAGATTCATACATTCAGAGACTTCTAATCCTGATTTATTACCATTCATGAAATACAATAAAGTCTATGTGTTGATGGATAATGATACTACAGGTCTTAATGCTTGTAAAAGATTATCTTCTAACAATCACTTTATAGGTATATCTATTCCTGAAGGATATCCAAAAGATATATCTGATTTCTATAAAACGTATGGTCACACAGAAACAAGACACCTCATACGTCAACTCATACCCAAAAGTAGTTCACAATTCTTACTATCCACTATTTGATAAAGTAGATTTAAAACCTATAAAGAATAGTGTAAATAGAACAATGTATTATCCTGATGCAAAGGATATATTTAGAGCATTAAACCACTCCATCTATGATGTTAGAGTGGTTTTTATGTTTCTATCTCCATATCAGAATAATTATGCTAATGGATTAGCTACTTCAAGTATGATTATGACACCAACTCTTTCTGTCATAGAACAGAGTTTACAAGAATATCTTGATGATTACTCATTTAGTCTAAAGAAAGACTTACTACATTGGGAAGCACAAGGTATATTACTACTAAATACAGCATTAACAGTTCCAAAAAATGGTTCTCCAGTAGCACATGTTAAACTATGGAAACCATTTACTACAGCATTAGTAAAATACTTAGATGATACTGTAAGACCATTATTTGTATTCTTTGGTAATGAAGCTCAAAGTTTCTATCCATTAGTACACAATGGTTTATGTACTATTCATCCAGTTGCTAAGAAGTATAATCCTGATTTAGAAATCAATACTTCAATATGGAAAGCTGTTGATGCTCATTGTTTACATCAAAATAATGAGAAGATACAATGGTAACTTTTAAAGAATCATTTTCTTATGGCTGCATGAGATATAACAACAAAATGATAGTTAATAATACGTTAGGAACTGTATGTAAACTTATGTTTGAAGAAACTAATACTTACATACATACAGATGCAAGTGTATTATATATACTATCAACAACAACAAATCCTTTTTTATTTACTTTTAAAACAATTTAACACAGATGAAAATCTTAATCACTTCCACATTGTCTAACAATGTAACTATTCACGAATTTAATGGTAAGAAAATTGCTGACTTACGTGAATATCTTAAAGAGAATAATCTCTTTGAAGATGGTATGGCTATTAATGGTAATACTGATTTGAGTGACCCTAACAATGATATACCTGATAACTTGAAGGTTGTTACTGTAACTCCAGCTAAATCTAGTGCTGCTACTATTGATTTTACTACAATGAGCTACAATGATTTGAAGAAAATGGCTAAGGAATACAGGGTTGCAGCTGTAGAGAATGATGATGAAACATTACTAGAGATTATTCATAGCAAGTACATGAGTGTACCAAAGAATGATTTAATCGTAATGCTTACTAGAGCTTATGAATACTTAAATCCTGCTACTGCTACAGCATTGGTATCTGATGACCAAGTGTCTAAACTAAGTGAAGTTATCAATCAGTTGGAAGATAGAGTGTTCGAGATAGAATACAGTTTACAGTTATTGACTGATGTGAATAAGTTAAGATTCTTAAACAGATTGAAGAAAGACTATCCACATTTGGTGAAGTAATTATTTAATGATGGGGAGTAGTGTAAAAGCTACTCCCTTTTAAACTATTAATTATGATTACTAAAGATGAAGTAATATCTCATAAAGATTTTGCATTACTAGAAGAATACTTAGATTCTATGTATCCTGATAGATATGAATTTAAAGAGACTGAATTACTTATTTATTATCCTGAAGTAACTATTAAGAATCTTACAGGTGATACTTATACTATCTATGATGTTTTTATTCATTATGGTTATAATGAGAAAATGTTTTCTTTTACTAAGTTACACTATACAGTATCAGATTATGTAAATCAATCAATGACTACATTTACACATTCACATTTAGCTAAAGATAGAATAGCGTTTAAAACAAATGGTTATTGTTATGGTAAACTTAATATATTTTATGACTTTAATGATAT